CTCAATATTCCTCTTGAAGCCATTTCTTCACTAACTTTATTTATCGCCTGCTGTTGTGCCTGCTGCAATGCAATGTCTTTGGCCGGGTCATATTGGAACTGCCTACCTTGAAGCTGCTGTATTATGTCCTGTATTTGCCCGGTATATGGTGACTGATAGTTGAATTGTGGCATTTGTGGCAACACAGGTTGTTGCGGTGTCTGCTGTACCGGCTGTTGAATTTGCTGTAAAGGCTGTGCCGTAGGTTGAGTTACAGGCTGTTGTGTTGGTTGTGTTGCCGGTTGAACTCCTGCGAGTGCTTGTTGCAATGCTCCAGCTGTTTCAGGCCCATATATAGCATCCGCCTGTATATCTTGCTCTGTTTGAAATTGTCTTAATGCTCCGGCTGTTTTTGGGCCAAATATATTGTCTATAGGACCAACGTCATAACCTAAGTCGGACAATGCACCTTGAAGCTGCCCTACTCTTTTATCCGTCATACCTTCCCTTAAATAAGTATCATAACCGGGAACTGTAGCCATATTATCACCTCGTTTTGAGCATTAAAAAAGCATCCCGTAGGATGCTTTGAATAATTTAAATTTTGCTTTGTTTATAAATCTTTACCAGCTAAATTGTTACCTTCTCCAGTTGCAACCTCTGAATCTTCCACATCAACTTCACCATCTGGACTGATAACTAATCTTAAAGGTTTTCCATCTCCATCCTTCGGCCATTCATCCAAAAATCCCGATAATCCATCTTGGTCCTCTCCTGTTGCTAATGCATCTACGTCTGCTAAGGTTGTACATTCAGCATTTGTTTCCGTAGGCAAAGTAATTTCATCAGCCGATATAGCTAATATTGCTGCGTTATAAAGTAATCTTGCATTAGAATTTGTTGCATTTTGTCTCGCAGTTCCTATAAATCCCATAATTCTTGGCACAATCAAAAGTGCCAATATCGCCAAAATAGAAATTACTACAATCAATTCAATAAGCGTAAATCCCTTCTTACTCTTTGCTTTTTTTAATACTTTGTTTAACATAAACAAGCCCCCTTTTTTTTTCTTACATTATAAATGATTTTTTGAAGGTTTTTCTAAAAAATAGGACTAAATTACTATAAAAATAGTACTATAGTCCTACATATCTACGAACAAGTAAAGGCACTAAAGGAATAAACCAGTTCAAATGCATAATCATTACATAAATCTTTATTCCTAATACAAATATAAGCCCACTTTTTGCAATCTTAGACTTGTTCTGTAGCTTAAATATAATGTATAATCCTCCACCTGTCATAAGTGCAACCAATACTATAGCCAATAAATAAGAATAGTTATAGATAAAAGCAAATAGTGGATTAGCTTCTTCAATAAGACCTACTTTCAATCCCCATGTTGTAAAACATATGTCAAATATAGTAAGGATTATTATGAGAATATATAACCATTTGTTTTTCAAAATATCCCCCTATACAAATATATACCATATTGAAAATTTCGTCAACAGTCTAACGAATCCTTAAATTCATCCTTCTGTTTTACTAATTCATAGAATTGTGCTCTCAAATCTTTTGTATGGTCTATCTCTACATTCTCAAATTGAAAAGGCATAACACCAACATGCTGCTTATTTGCACGCCTTGCAGATTCGTCTTTGTATTGAAGCATTTGAACTTCTGCGTTGTTCCTTTTATAGTCGTATGCTATTACGCCTATATTATGATATGTTGCAATAAATCCACTACTCATTTCCTTATCTTTTTGCAATGCCATATAATCACTCTCCTTTATTTTTATGAACTTGTTATAGTTTCCCATGCGTTTGTATATACACATAGTTTTGATAAATCTGTATCATATACAACCATACCTGCCGCAGGCGTTCCTATTGCATTTTTTTGTACTGTTGTCATTCTTGGTGGCATAAATGCCTTTGTTGTGCTTGCTATATCCAATGCGGCATTTGCGTTAGGTGTTTTTGTGCCTATGCCTACTTGTGCCGTAAATCCCAATATACCATTATCAAACTCTCCATATATAAGCGGTGTTGCAGTATTTGTGTTTGAAATGTAGAGCTTATTACTACCAGTTTCATTGTACCCTGCTTGATAGCCTATCATTACATTTGCTGAATCAGAAGTGCCTATGTTGTATCCAGCCTGATGCCCGATAACTACGTGGTTTGAGGCTGCGGTAAAGACTGCACCTGTACCATATCCACAAGAATAACCACCTATGCTAATATTGTTATTTCCAGTCTGTGAATGACGCATTGCATAAGAACCTATAGCCGCATTAGCAGAACCAGTTGTGTTACTGCGCATTGCAGTAAAGCCTATTGCTGCGTTAGTAGAACCAGTTGTGTTGTGATACATTGCCGCATAGCCTATAGCTGCGTTAGTAGAACCAGTTGTGTTATAATGCATTGTTGTATATCCTATAGCCACATTAGCAGAACCAGTTATGTTACTGCGCATTGCCGCATAGCCTATTGCTGCATTAGCATAACCAGTTATGTTATTCTGCATTGCCGCATAGCCTATTGCTGCATTATAATGTCCTATTGTATTATTCTGCATTGTCGCATAGCCTATTGCCGCATTATAATGTCCATTATAATTATTTTTCCCACTATTATAACCGATAAAGAAATTATACAAAGTATTAGTTCCACTCCGCATTTCTGCACTTACAGCCCCACCAGAATCCTTTAATTCAATCAATGCTGCCAAATCAGCCGTAACTTGTTTGAATGAAATATCATCCAATTTACCATTAAATGTTCCCGAAGGTGTGAACATCAGAGAATGTGCTGCTGTGGCAGTAGCTTTCCAACTGAAATAATAAGTATTATCTGTACTTTGCGCATATCCATTTACCCCATTCAGAGAAGGTGTCAATGTTCCTGCTGTTCTTCCTGATATAGTAAAAGCTAAGACATAATACTCATCTAATGTGACATTTACATTCTGACTTATTGTTTCAGTGTTACCATCACCATTATGGATAGCTGCACCTGTAGCATCCCATGTCCATTTTGTGCCTGTATCTGATATTGTCCAACCTGATAAGTCACTGTCAAATGTACCGTTTGTGACAAGTTCACTACCTAAAGTTGCGGCATCCGAAGCCGCGTTACCTTTGACTGTTGCTTTTGGCGTCAAGGTTTTGTTTGATACCTCTTGTGTATTAGTTGTGCCCATGATTGCCCCTGTAGCTCCGTGTGTTTCAGTTAGTGTCGCATGAGTAGCAACCGCTCCTGCGTCCTCATAATCAGTGTCATTATGCCCTGAATCTTTCGGCAGCCCATTAGCATCAAAAGATACAAAGTTATCTTCTGTTGCTCCCCCTACTCCGTTATGGTCATCGGTACCGTTTATGTCATGCTTCCTTGAATGTCTTGCTGTTGTATTTGCTGCAACATCTGTATTGTTACTTACCTCAGTATCAAAATCGCTTATTGTACTTGCCGCTTGTGTACCTGTATGATTACTTCTTGCTCTATCGGATGCATGATAATGTAATGTTGAGTCTCCACTATCCGTTAAATCTGTAAAATCACTTGCCTCAAGGTTTCTAAAAGCATTCCATTCCTCATTTGCATTGTCCCATATTAATTCATAATATTCGTCAGCCGTTAATTCTATATTACTAACAGGATAATATGTTCCCCAGCTATTAACTCTGACATATGCTGTTAATCCTGCTGTTTGAGTTGCGCTTGGTATTATTCTTAATACTTCACCATCCGTAAAATTAAAAGCTCTTTGCGTTAAAGCTGTATATAAATAAATATCCGTACCATCTGAGGCTTGTTCGGCACCATTATAACATTGCCCATCCTCACCGCCCTGATTTGCGATTATTTCCTTGTCAACACCGAAATTATTATTAAAAAGATATTCATATGTCGTAATCCCTTTTACAATTTTCAGGTTATATATTGTTTTCGTGCCATAATCCGTTTCCATCCGCAAATATTCACCGTCTGCGGAATCGTCAAAAGCTTCAAGAACATTTGAGCTTGAAGTTTGAAATGCTTGTGTGTAATTTTGCCCATTTGTAGAATAATATCCTGTAACTGTATTCCCTTCTCTTACCAATCTCAACCAATATTTTGTGTCCTTACTCATATTTTTATGAAACCAAAATGTTTCATTGCCTGAATCTGAATAAGTATACAATCTTGGTCCGTCATCATTAGGCCATGATGGACTAGACCATCGAATTGCCCATCCATTACCGCCTGATGTTTTTTGAAATATTATATCTGAGGTATTTATTCCATCGCTTGTTTCAAAAGCAAAATCCAATTGAAAGTTTTCTGAAAAATCTCCTACTATAGACGGAATAGTCGCATAATCATTATCACCTGTTGTTGTTAAAATAAGCTTCCCTTGAGCTGATGTGTGTGATGTCTGATAATAATAGTCATTTGAAGATTCTTCTATTGCTTCACCATAGCCATTACCAACACTTCTCGGGCCATCCGTATATGAAGAAGGATATTTCTCTGTATAATCCGGCTCTATTATTACACCGTCAATATAAGCATCCTAAGAGGCAGACTCCCAATTTGCGTTATAGGCGTACTCAATATACGTACCCGTATTTCCATTCTCATCCGTCAGGGTGTAAGCTGTGTCTGCATTATCCCCGTCCAATACGGAAATCTTCACCGCACCGCCTTTTTTGTGGAAACTCACCCTTGTTTTTACCGCAACATCATTATACCATTGTGGATTGATTAGATTAGCCCCACTTGTTGATGTTTCAGTCGGTACTAATTTTAGACTGTAGGAACCGTAAAAATTGCTATCAGGACTACTTACCCCCCCGCTCCAACTTTCAGGCACACTGCTGCTGTCGAATACCTCAAATGACGAATTATAGCACATATTCTTAAACCATTTGATAAAGGCAGGATTAATACCGTTCCTGTCCCACATTTCGGCTGCGTTATTGCCTATTATTTGGTATATATTATCTTGATTCAAATGAGATAACAAATAAGTCAGTTCTTTGCGAAGCATAATATTATTATCATACAATTCAATTATGTCTTTCTTTGCATCCCCACTTAAGTGTGGTAAAGGTGTATTAATTATCGGCATAATATCACCTCATTTTTACTCTGAATTTTTTTTCAATAGAATGTATCTTAACATGTCGAGTACCGGAAAACTGCAATTTATACCAATTAATATTTTGTAAATCAGTAGTTGGTATATTTAATTGAGTTGAGCTTATTTCCGTTGATACATTTGTCGAAGGATACAAGGCATTTACATTTGTAGAATTTATATTAGTGGAATAATCTATTTTTATTGTTGCACCACTTGAACCTTCGGTTATCATATACATATCCGATAAAGTCTTTTTCCCAGATATTGTTCTATCATTATATGCCTTAGTTACAAATTCCCATGAAATATCTGTGCTATTATCTTGTCCTGTTTGTAAAGTACTTTCCATATTCCATACTCTATAAGTCGTAGTTTCCATGCCATATAAAACATCTTGAATATTGATATAATGATTAAAATTTCCACTTTGTACTGTCCATGTTTCTGCATATGTGTCATATACCAAAATTCTGTTTAATTCTGTTGAATTATATGGAATTGATAAAAAATATTTATTATCTTTTACACCTGCTGCACATAAATTTACATATGCCCAATTTATGCCATCAATATATTTTTTAACTTTATCTGATACTTTACGAGGAAGTCCCCCTGTATAAAGATAAATTCCTGTATAATCAAGCCAAAACAATCTACCTTTGACTTCTGCTACTGTTTTTTGCCCAACACACCCAACATCATTAGTTATGTCTTTTAATTCATAATTGTCCGGATTTGTTCCATATAATTCATGCATAGAATTACCGCTCCATACAATTACATGATCATTATATGCCTTTATTGCTGTTCCCAACCCTACAGAATTAACTATGCTAATATATCCTGCCCCAGTAGAAGACCAATCTGTAGGATCATTTAATCCTGAAAACCATAAATCATTATCATCTAAAGCATACATCCTTGACTTATGAATACAAAACAATTTAGTAAAGGGCATGTTTGTATCAGAAAAATCCAAAGCTGAAGAATCTGAACTCATCCAGTATTTTTGTTGTGTGCCATTCATCATAATTACTCTACGGTCAGTTCCGCGAACAAATTCATCAAAAAATCCTTCTGTACTATTTAACGAAGATGATAAATTTACCCAATTACTTGAATCATCAAAATATTTCCAATATTTCCCGTCCAGCGCGTGGATATAAGTATTGTTATACTCTCCAAGCCCATTCATTTCTGTAGTTACCAACCCAGATGATAAAGGTACTCTATCATTTCTTGTCCTGATTGCGGGTAAATCATCCGAACACATATTTAAACAGTCAGTCAATTCCCCGTCTTGAATCTCGAAAGAAGTTAAGAATGTGTTTATGCCTGAGCCAAAAGTATTCGTATACACACTTGTTTTGAATTTTAAAGGCTTCCAATACATATTACCACGTCCATTCTTTATAACTCAGCTTAAATTTAGGTGTTTTCATTTTCTTTTGCGCCACGTCTTTTTTAATTTCTTTTAAAATTTCCAAATAGTCCGAATAGTAGTTGTTGGCTAACTCTACGTCAGGGTCATTGCCACTCTTTGCTATGATTTCAAGCGTTCCATATTTTAATATGTCATGATACTCAGAATCAAACAGAGGAGTACATCCCGACGTCTCCGTAGTTAAATCCGTGAGTTTTGTTTTGTAAAATACCCTCGCTACTCTAACTTCTGTTGATTCAGGGTATAATCCTAAATCCGTATTAAACCCGGTAGTATTGTAATGTTCTATTGTGGGAGTATAGTATTTATATCCCTCAAGCACATCATCAGCACCTAAATAATCATGTTCTGTCCAAACAGTAGTTGAAGTTATATCCTCTATAGCTGTGGAATCTCCTGTATATACATGAGTAATCCTGTCCATACGTATAGAGGTAGACAAAGTATACGCCATAGAAGATGATGCCACAAATTCATATACCGTTTCTATATCATCAAAATATTTAGTTAATTTTCTTTGAACATCATTCATCCATGCAAGTTTGGTTTCTTCAGTAAAAGAATTTGGTAATCTTGCATCTATATCATTTAATAATTGTATCACTGTTGCCATAATATCACCTCAATACCATTCTTTTATCGCAACTCTATACAATACATCAGTTGAATTGCTTGTCCCTGTAGTATTTGCATTAAAGCCAATCCTAAGATTAGTGCGATTGAACACCCCGCTCATTTCGTCATAAGTAAGCCCAGGAGTATACTGTTCTGTTGAAGGAGGTATGCTTGTGCTGCCTAAAAGCATATATGCGTCAGTGGCAATAGTAGACAGACTCGGCTCATAAGTATAATACCGTACGTCAACAGTATAGGTTGAAGGATTATAAAGCAAGGCCTGATAAACAAGCTTTGGGTTATCCGGTGCGGCAAAATCGACATAAACTTCATCAGAAGATGCGCATGCTCCGCTTGAATTTGAAGAAGCCCTGACAGTTCCATAAATCATTGTAGAACCCCTGTCTCCACTTGTTGATATATAATTTCCTAATGCATAATTTATTAATCTCATAAAATCACCTTCTTAATAAAGGATAAGAGGCATTGCTGCCCCTTTATTTACGTTGTTGCGATTGTCACGTTTGACAATGTAGAATCCTCATGCAGTAATAGCCATTGCTGCGTGGATATTCCAAGCAAATTTATTGTGCATGCAAGTGTCGAGCCTGTGGAAAGTGTAATTGCAGAACTATTTGTCGCTGCTGTGCTCCAAAACGAAAAGCCTAAATCATTATCCGTCGAGCCTGTTGTTTCAGATGAATTGATAGACCTTGCAACGGAGCTCCCCTGTGTAAAGATTATCTGTTTTCTGACTCCTGCATAAACGGGGGCAGACATTGAAAGGCTACAACCAGTGTCACCATGAAATACAGTTATTCCATACCCTGTTATAGCTGTATCAGTACTGTCCGAGCCACTTGTCAATGTTTGAACCGCCCTCATATCGTATCCCCTATACAGAATTTCGCCTGAGCTGTTTACAATCACATTGTCACTAGAATTTCCATACATAACCCTGCCTGCTATAACATCTCCGGTAGAAGTTATTACTTTGAATTCAGTTGAGCCATTTTGTGCGTAAAAATCCGCACCATTAGCCAGTACATATTTTTTAGCCATGTGTTATCACTCCTCTCATTTAAGCTATAGGCGGGATTTTAACCCCGCCCATGGCTAGGTTATTAAACAAAAGTAAAAGAGTTTTTCGGTTCTATTACTTTTGTTTATTTGTTTGCTTATTGATATATTCCTCTAATACACCTTTGCATTATATATAAATATTACATAACATATATCAATAATTGCCAACAGGCAAATGCTTATAATGCGCTATGCGCCTGCATTGTAAATTATTCCCGCGTTCGGCAAGCAATACGTTTCATACATACTTACAGTATTGTAATAGAAATTCAATGTATCCTTTATATCTTCGTAAGCATTGTGATAAACATCCCTGAACATATCAAGCCTTATATGGTCGTACCTTCTATCCCACATCATCCATGCTGTAGTAGATGAACAATAAGTTGAATAGTTCCACTTAATTGTGGGAAGTACATTCTTCGTGTTAGAGAACTCATTAGCTTTCTTATCGGAAAAATAAATTTCCTCAATATCTGCCATGTTATACCTGTGTGTCAACCCATCGGTCGGATAAAACTTCATAGGACCGCCGGCATGGTTTTTAAAATCTGCAAACATCTTAATCATTGTCTTATGATTTTCCGGGTCCGTTAATGAACTCGCAGTTGCCAATGTTTCATTGAGCAATCCTGAATTTATTAGCGGATGTGAATTTGATGCCAATGGAACGCCGTCTGCAAGATTGTAAGCTGTGCTTTCTGCATTATCAAACCATCTTATTGCCCTGTTTTCCTCAAATTCCCTCATAGTCCTTGCCAATTCCAAAGCCTGGGCCTCGGAAGTACCCTTGTACAAATCATATGACTTAGCCTCGATGCTAAAAGAAATACCATTTGTGATTGTTTTCATGGTAACAGTGGTTTGGTATGCTTGGGTTATTTCCCTGTAGGTTATTTTATCTCCTTCTGTTTTTATACTTGCCCCTGAAATATTACCCATGCTATCATATTTCATGACTTCTTTGTCAGCAGTTTTCTTTTTGCAGTACCCCGGCCATTCAATAGGATACGCTTCAAAGTTTTCGGTGAAAACTTCGGTTATTCCTGCTTCTAACATTCTTGATATATCACTTGTTAATGTTACTGCCATATAAATCAACTCCCTCCATTATTTAAATTTAGCTGGTTATTACACCAGGATCATACACTACTTCTGCGGTTTTATGGACAGTTGAGTACGAATTCAGTCTGAACACATTTCCTGTGCTCCAATCAGAAACGTTTGTCCCTGTAGATACATTCAAGTATGAACGTCCTACTGCCTGCTGAGTAACATTTGTCGAATCTGAACTGAACCCGGGCCTATAAAACATACCGATATTCGTTGTATGCAAGTCCCCGGAACTGCCGCTTGTGTAAGTTGCAGTCGTATAGTCGACTTCCAGTATGTCCCCTGGTAAAATAGGCTGTACCCACAATTTGCATGAAGTAGAACCGAATGTTGAACAGCTGGATTCGTCAAGCTCATACTCCGGCTTAACAAATATTCCAGCCAGTACCACTGAACCATCCGTTGATAAAAAACTTATTGTCGTTGAGCTCATTGCATGTACAGTGTTTGACGACGCCATTACCAGCTTGCCTGCATCAGATGACACCGGCAGATAATCACTGCTTGCGTTTGAAGGTATATACGGGCAATATTTGCCCTGCAATGCTCCGTTTAATAGTCTAAATGCCATTTAAATCAACTCCTTATCTTATTTTTGTTTCAATATCTCTCTTAGGTTTTACTACTGTTTCGTAATACTTTTTATTCGTCCACCCTTTTTCGGGATGTGCTTGCTGAAGCAGTTTAACTATTCGCTTCTCGTCATCTGTCAAAGGGTATTTGCTGCCAGACTGAGAGGACACTGAAGGAGTCGGCTCCTTATCTCCTGACCTTCTGGCTATGGCAGCTCTTTGTTCTGCTTCAAGCTGCATTTCTCTTGTACTTTTACTCGGGGACATTAACCTGTAAGCATCCTCGATTGTGAAATCAGGGTCAGCTTTACGATAAAGCTTAACCTTTTCAATTATTTCTTTTTTGTAGCTCTTTGCTTCTGGATACTCTTCCAAAAAATCATTAAAATCCTCAAGTATTTCAGTTTCTTCCGCGTCTTGCTTAGGGATAAGTGAAATAAGCTCTCCTGCAATTTCGCCGAATATCTCGGCGACATCATCGTCAAGGCCTCTTTCTTTGGCACGAGAACGTATCTTTTCAAGCCGGCTTTTATTCTCACGCTCAAATTCGCTTTCTTTCAATCTTCGTAATTCCCTTTGCAATTCTCTTGAATTTCTTTTCCACTTTAAGGCTACTTCTTTAGGAATATATTTGTCCTTGTCTACTTCCGCATCTGAAACTTTCGATTCATTGACTTCCTTTGAATCTTTGTTCGCTTCTGTTACTTCTGTATTTTCAGCAGCCTTATTTGCGTCTGTGTTTTCATTAACCTCTTCGTTTTCTACTTCGCCAAATAATTGCAAATCAATGTTTGACAACATAGTTATTTCTCCTTTCGATTTAACCTTCTCAGGCATAATAAAAAGCGTTTAGTCATAAACACTCGAAAAAGGTTTTTACGGGTATCCTTCCCGAAATTACATAGATTAGCTCTATGCAGCTTTTTTTACTTCGTGCAATGATTCTTTTAAAGCTTTTACAACATCTATCTTTGTTGCATGTCTATAATCTAATTTAAGCTTTCTACCCTTGGCAATTTTCTTTAGAACAGTTAGGCTTAAATCTTCAAGCTCATTAATTGCAGTATCAACAACCTGCAATCCGTCAATTTGATTGTTTATCAAAAGTAAAACTGGTGAATCTTTCATCTTGCCTATGCACTGAACTCTCCCGCCATAGAAATTGTCATTGAGATTATATCCCTCATATTTTTCAATAGGAATAAGCTGAATAGCTACATTTAGCCGAGAATAGTCATTGTCAACTATTTTTGTATTAAGTATAAACATCCTTTTCCCTCCTATTCGCCATATGCTGGCAATGCTTTTTTCCGTTTTTCTTTTTCTTGCTGCAACATCCATCTGCAAGTCGTTTCGTCTATATCATAGCCGCTTGCCAGATATGTTGCATATGTTATTGGTTTCTTTGTATACGTCCCGCATGTAGGGCAATATGCTGTCCCGCCTTTATTCCAGTAGGCCAGCTTTTCACAGTGACCGCATACTGGCAATCTTGTTAATGGATAGCTGTTTTCGTATACGGTAATCTTTTTTATCTGTTTAGAACTCATTACATGCTTTAAGTGCTTATTGCCATCAAATACAACTTTTATCAGGTTATTATGTGTTTTAATGTCAGCCACCGGCGCCACTCCTTATCTTAGCTAAATTAGACATTGTAGGCCTACTGTTTGAAGTTAACCCCTGCCCTTGTGCGCTCTGTAATGGTTGCATTTCGCCTGTAGGCTGAGACATTGGAATATTTGGAGGGTTTTGAGGCATTGGCCGCTTCATTATATTGTCGAGCTCATTGTCGCTTATGGGAAGCCCGACAAACTTTTTAAGAAATCTCCTGAATTCATCCCAAAATACTGCAGGCTTAGGTTGGCCGTCTTTATCTATAAGTGCTAGTTGAGATATGTCCTGCATAAACCGTGTTATAAATGCCTTGTTTTTCGGTAGTCCTGCTCCAATCGTTATCTCTATGTCAAGGTCAATGTTTTTGGTTAATGCTTTGCCGTCGTCTCCGGTCAGGATTTCCCACTTAGGTGCTTTCTTGTCAGAGTTTTTGCTTTTGAAATTGTCTATATAGTTTTGAGTAGCGGGCTTCCTTACTGGGATATCCCTCATTTCCCTGAAATCTATCCACCTATAATCGTTATCATTTTTGCCGACTCTGAATGATTTTCCTTCGGTGTATTTCTCAATCATAATCCCAAGTATATAAGTTGACATTTCTATCAAAGTATCTTGTATTATGCTTTTCTTGTCATCAGTAGACAAGCTTCCTTGTTGATGCTGCAGGGCAGACTCAGTTGCCGAATCTGCGTCGCCTCCACCACCTGTCATAATATTATAAAACCTTGTTATGTTCTGTACTTCGGACTGTATAGAACCTAGTAAACGCCACCAAGACTCATTTATCCTCCCCCATTCCACAACATAAACAGGCTTATCCCCCGTAGTCCCGTCGTATGGTCTCGGCTCAAGAGAATTATCGTCATAGTCGCTTAAATCTATTTCAGCATTTATGTCATACAAAATCAGGTTTGGCCTTGCGCATATTCTTATTTTGTCATACAGCTCATTTATAAGTTTTTGAAGAGGTAGAATCAACTTGCCATCTCCAAAGCTCCAGAAGTTTCCCTCCCTTTCGTAAAGAGAAGCTAAAAATAGCGGATATTTATTATCGACATATTTGTAATACGGCTTGTGATTGTATTCCGACTCCTTCTGGTTGCTTTTTCTGCTATCTCCCTTGTGTGAATCGTATAGCAACATTCCGCATCCTGAAAATTCCTCCAACCTTAATTTCCCTTCGTGCCTAGACCAAAACTTTACAAGCGTTGCCGCTTCGTCATCTTCACTTGAAGAATCAAGCGTGAATATGCTATTACTGTCAAGAAAATTTTTGTCACCGTAAATAATGGCATTAGCCTTTTCTTCTCCATAAATATCCTTAAATTGAGTTTTTGACATCCATTGTGCAAATGCCACATACTCGCCATCTTGATATCTTATAGGGTCTTTTATTTTTCCGTCTATAAATATCTGAGTGAGCGGCAAGGAATATATTTCAACAAGTCCAAATTTATTCAATGCATCCGGATTGAACTGGACGGTAAAATCTCCCACACCGAACTTTATGAACCTTCTGGCAAATTGTTTAAATGGCCTTTTAAAGTAATTTTTCTTGAATGTCCATTCAAGGCCGATTCTTGCGTCCTCAGCATATTCTTGGTCTTCGGAAGATTCTCCGCTTGTCATAATAGCCATTTCCTGCTCTGCCATCATCGATACTTGTCCTTCTATGTTAGCATTAAGTATATTTACTTTAGTGTTAGGCATGTTCACAACTTCATCTTGCTCATTCTCGTAATATTTCTCTATCTCTGAGTATTCATCATATATTGATGACAAACTGCCTTGATTATTTCTAAGTTTTGAAATATAGTCTTTTATTCGTATCTCCTCTTCTTGCGTCATAAAATCTTTGCGCATTAAGGCTCGTTCCTGAATCTCAGCCTTTGAATAAGGCATATAATCACATCCTTTACTTCTTATTGGCACAAAAAAATAGAGGCCCATCCATTGTTAATGTGGATAGGCCTCTGTTGGGCTCTTAAATTATATCATCATCAATTCCTGTAGAATCTGCGGAATCAAGAAGTATTGAAGTCTTTTTTTTGCATCTCGGGCATTTTATTTCGATGTTTAATCGCCTGTCATTAAAATCAATCTCAGTACTCGGAGTTATTAATACTGAACCATTTTTCAGCTCTCCGAACATTTTGCTGCATGTAAAACATCTTATGTCCATTATTTTCTTTTCCTCCCAAGCAACCCTGTTACTGGGTCTCTAAATTCTTTGTATTTGTCTTTAGCAGGCTTCTTAACTATAATAACGCCTGTAACCACTAAAAGATTAAATACAGACAAGCATATGGATATTGTAGATATTATGAGTTCCATTTTATCACCTGCTCTACTAATTCATTTGGATATTGTTCGTTAAGTATCTTTGCGTTTGGCACAACACAATGCCCGCCAATTTTACCTTCTGGCGGGTCAAGTATCGGCCTTGTGTATTTTCCGCCTCCCAAAGCCTTATACAATGCATTATAGCAAAGATTGTACCCCTTATAATCATTAAAATTCATATCAATGTCATCACATACTTGTTTTGCGTATCTTGTATATTCAATCATTACACCATAAAAAGTAGTTGACAACAACTTCAATGCTTCCGTATGTTCAGGCTTTTTTACTATATATGCAAAGTTACCGGCTTCCTTGGAAAACTCATTTACGGTTTCGTTATAACCTCCCATAAGGAATTTCCATTCCTTTAAATAATCTGCCATATGAATGGTTTTATCATTGTGTTTCCCTTCAATCGGTGAATGTACGGCATTTTCTATTTGCGATGTTGTTCCTATTGCCACAGTACTAAAAATAACAGTCGCTTTGGGATTAAATTGTTTCTGATAATCCTTTACAATCTTAATAAAATCCTTGGAATACGGAATACATATAAGCATTACATCATATATTTTACAATGCTTTTTATTAATATAACCATTCACATCATATAAATCTATATTGTGATGCGGTGCAAAAACTCCATATATTCCTTTTCCAACTTCACCATAACCTATCAATATCGCATTCATTTTTATGACCTCCTGGGATTCTTTAATATGCTTTCCACGATGTAAAAATCGTCCATATCGTCCACGTCAATGCTTCTGCTTTTTGGCATCTGATATTCTATAACTTTGTCCCATAACTTGCCTTTATTTAGCAAGTCAATCTTTGTTATGAAAATAGCTCCGTTTCTTTGAAAATGAAAATCTCCATTTTCTTTGCTGTCTAACTTTTCTTTATGCTTTATTCTCATGTTATAACCACTATACAAGCTATTCCAGCCAGAATATTGATATTTTTTGAAATAAGCTATGGCCTTGTTAATATCCTCCGCAGTCCTTAGCGGTGAAGTAGGCTGCAAAAGCATAACAGCATCGACTTTGTTGTATTTTTTTTCATATTCATTTACACAATATTGGCTAAATTCTATTTTCCATGAACTGCTATACGCAAATTCTTTCGGCTCTGTTATGCCATAATTTTTATACTGAAAATACTTGTCAGTGAACACAAGCCAGTCGTCAAGCATGCTTTCCTCTGCTGCTTCTATCGTATATTCAATCATAGGCTTGCCACATAAAGGATATATATTTTTATTCGGAATTCCCCTTGAATCCCCTCTGGCCGGTATGATTCCAAGTATAAACATATTATCCCCCTATATACTTACCATAATATTCTTTGCTTAATATGAGATTATATTTTATCTGTGGCATGTAAATAAAATGCCTATTCAAAAATTTGTTTTTGTATTCATAGCCCTTAAGCTCAATAATATAATTTTCCCCTGTTTTGCTTATTGACACAGCATTGACAAAAGAACTTTGCACATGCTTTTCTCCGCTATAGTTTTCTTGTTCTTCTGTGAAATAGTAAACACAATTGTCTGCCCGCCTTATGTCTATTATTTGAGTTTTTGATTCCGTCATATTTGACAGGGCAGTACTTGAAATAATCGCAGCTGCCAGTAATACCACATGAGTCGCCACAATAGACGCACCTATGCAAATCAAGAAATAATCTATTGCATCGAAACTACTATCTTCGTTCATCGAGAACAACGTTCCGCATGTTATGATTAAAGCCCCTGCAATTATTCCAGCTGTTAAACATATACAGCATAGCGCAATCGTTATGGCTATACATACATACAAGGCGTATTTGCGCTGATTTAAGTCTAGCTTAAACTTGCTTTTCTTGTTGCCATCTATATATTCTTGTACTTCACATATATCCATTATACCCTCCTTGCAGGAAGGGGATTACTCCCCTATCCCATAGAAATCCTGCTTTGCCATCATCTTATCTTCCATGGCCGCAATCTTTTCTTCCATACGTGCAAAGGTCGAAGTGTCTATATCAATATCCAAATCCTTCAACAGTTCCATAGCTTCCTCTGTAGCCTCTACCACAGTCGCCCTTGCTTCCAGTACGGCTATTTTACTCTTGCTCTGCTCGATTTTGTCGCTTACATAGTCGTACTTGTCGCCAAGCTTCTTAAGTGCCTGCTCAAGCTTCTCTATGTTCTGTTCAAGGTAAGCCTTTGACACTTCGTCCGCGATGTCTTTCCGTTTGAGTCCTCTTATATTCGTGTCAAGCTGTACAATCTTTTCGCCTAATGCAAGCTTTTGTTTCTCCATATCCCTTACTGCCTGCCTTAACATTTTCTTAGGTTCTTCCAGTCTGTCTATTAAGTCATTCCCATGTGCCTTTACTATTCTTTTGATTCTATTTAACATATATTATCCCTCCGCTAATATTTTAATTATCTTTTCGCTTGCCGTTCCATCTCCAAATCTGTAATCAGGCTTATATCTGCCATGTCCAATTTGCGAATAAGCAGCTCTTAGTATGTTTGACTCGTTCATGTCAACCTGTATTACATTATTTCCTGTTTCCCTGCCCTCCTGCCGATTTCCAACAAGAACAGCCGGAATGCCTAAATATGCACCTTCTTTTATGAAGCTTGAGCTATTCCCTATGCAACATCTGGCATTGTATATCAAGTCAATATATTCATCAGGCGATAAGTCTTTCACAAACTCTGCAGGAGCATAATGTATACGCTTCAACATTGCCTTGGCCCCTGCGTCCACATTCGGATTTACCCATACTTTTTTATACGGCATAGACTTAACGGCTTCAATAAGCGGATTTATATCTTCCGGGTCCGTAGTGTTTGGATGATGAAGTATTACAACGTAGTCACCTGGCTTATTCATTGGGTTTAAGCCATCAAGTGCTGTACTGCCAACCGTATATATATAACCGCATTTTGCTGTTCGCATTACCTCTTTATTACACTCACCATAAACAATGTCATATATTCTGTCTGCCGAATAATCTGTAACAGGAAAATGTATGTCAGCCAATGCCGTTATAGCATCCCGTACTTTATCATCAATAGTCCCGGTAACATCTCCACCTTCTGTATGAGCTAAAGTTATATTCTGATAACTTGAAGCAATAGCGACAGATAGCACTTCGTATCTGTCGCCATGAATTAATACACAGTCAGGCTGGATCCGTTTTAAAATACCTGTTATTTGAGTTAAAAGTAATCCAGCAGTTAAACACATTCCGCTTGTTGTATCTGCATTCACAAGACATTCTACTGTTTCATGTGGGTAATCTATTTTTGTCCATAGTCCTGAAGCTCCAATTATTAGTTTCAGGTCAATGTCTTTGTGCTCGTGAGCTATCTTTATTACAGACTTAAGCCTACCATAATTAGCTCTTGAACCTACAAATACGCATAGTCTCATAGTATGTGATTCAGCATATCTACATATGCTGATTTTGCTCCTCTCATTTCAGCCATTGCCAATTGACTCTTGTTCATTATTTGCACGGCTTGGCTGTATTGGCTATTGCTTTTCTTAAACTTGCTATCCACGGAATTAATTCTTGACTTGCAAAGCAGCCTTGCCTTGTTGTCAGTGTCAAACCCATACAGCTTTCCTCCAGGTGGTGTCAGTAAGTCACAATGTTCGGGTAATACAGGACATTCCATTTTCCTGTTCTTATATTTATTGGCATAATAAATACCGTATATCACACCAAGCCAGTATTCACATGATGGCCTCTGCTTGTTGAATTCCCCATCAGTTGCCATGTTCACACCATACATTTCAATCTGTTCAAATCCTGCATATATTGCCATTGCCAACATCCACGCAGGCTGACAAGAGAAATACTTGAACGGAACAGTTTCGCCTTTCCCATCGGTCCAACCAAAATGCTTACACAATTCATCTTTAGGAAATGGAATACTGGTTGGCATGTCATCGTAATGCTCCCACATATACACAGGTATCTTAGCCCTCTGCAGCCATGTTATATGCTCGGGTATATTTTTAGTCGGGCTATACCTAGAATGAATTTCAAACCACCTTGTGGCCTTTGCGTATTGAGGCGGCAACTGAGCTAAAAACTTGTAAAATTCATTTAGACACCATATTTCACAATCGCTGTTATCAATCCATTTACCGTCTTTGTCTTTGAAAGCCTCTATCCATCCTGGTGCAAATCCCATTATCTTTACTTTTTTTGCAGGCTTAGTTTGAGGTTTGCATATTGCTAAAGCTCTTTGAAATTCCTCGTTGCTAAGCGCTCTTTTTTTGAATGCGTCAATTTGTTTCATTTTTTCTTTAGTCAGTTTTTCTCCTTCGTTTGCTGATATCAAGTCGTTAATATCAATGTCTTTATCTGCATCAGCATTAGAAGTTGCTGCATACTTCCTGCCCTCAGGGCTTGCCATTAACTCATTATACATGCGTACAACATCTTCTGGCGGAACGAATATGTCCTCGTTTTTTTCTTTGCTTTTCAATTGATCGATTTTGTTCTTGATTTCTGCTTCTTCAGTCTTTGAAAGCTTTTTTGTTTCTGTTAACTTCTTGCTGTTCTCTGGCATCTTTGTACTCATCGCCTACCTCCATCTGTTAATATATTTTCTATTTTTTATCTCTTCATCCGACAATGTCGGGAATGGATAACTTGTTAAACGTGCCATGTCCTCTGGCGTACTGCTTACTATGTCATCTTTTTTCCCTGTTTTTTCAAGGGTAAAGTGACGTTCGATATAGCCAGGCTTAAGCCCCTTCATTATCGTTAAGGCGTTTGTGCTATCCTCTGAATGGTCACTTAGCCCCCACTCCTTAAAGTTTTCTTTCAGATATTCCATTGCTCTGAAATCGTCTACTGTGTATTGTTTTACAGGGTATAGTGACCTGCAATACATCGGTATTACATTTGTCGCTTTCTCAATAGGCACTAACAATAATCTTTTTACTTCATACCCGTGGTGCATTCCCAGTGAAATAAATACTTTGCTAAAATTAGTCAAGCAATAGTAAAGTAGCTCCCAGTTGTTGCAGTCAGGAGAAGCTATTTTCACAGAACTGCCACCTGAAAATTTGTGCCATATTTTCGCGCTTTGAATGTCAAATGCAGTAGCAAGTGGTATTATGCTTTTTCCCTTTGCAGTATCAATTATGAATGATAAATCTTCTTCGCTTAACTGGCATTGCTTGTAATGCTTGTATGCGTTCTCATAGTCAGGCCAGTCTTTGTTCAGCTTTTCTGCGTCAAAAAGCTGAAATTTGATGTAACTTGCCCCTATTCTACTTGCTTTTTTTATAAATTTTTCCATCAAAAAACGCTTGCCTCCATGATTACAGCAAGCGTCACAAATAATTTGAGTTTGCATTTTTTTACTCCTTTTTATATCCACTGCTTTTATTTAATGCTTTTTCTAACGGCCATTTATTTTTTAATCTCCAGTGTAATAACTGCGGGCTTATATTAATAATTTCTGCCCATTCATATACACCTCTTGTTTGCCCTTTATATGTTATTTTTCTGTTATTTCTTTTATTGTTTTGTTGTATTTTCATTGTTGCCCATTTGCAATTTTCTTTGCAATATCCTTTATTGTTGTCAATTCTTTCAAGTGTTAAGTTGTCATTATAACCTTTTTTCATATCATCCCAAAAGCCTTCAAATGTGAGCCATTTTTTTGATATGGTAATTCCTCTGCCTCCATATTTTGAATAATTCTTGTTTTTCAAGTTTGTGCACCTACTTTTCATATGAGACCAAGTATTGTATTGCCTTGTCTTTTTCATATTATGAGTTGTGTTGCTTTTGCCCACTTTGCGGATTTTTTCTTTATTTAAACATCCACAACTTTTTGTATGCCCTCTTGTTAAGTCATAAGTTATAACTTCAACCAATTTTCCACAATCGCATTTACATAACCATCTCCTTTTATTGTTTTTGCTTTTTGCTTGTTTTAATACTAATAGACGGTTAAATTTTAAACCAGTTAAATTTTTATGTTTTCCCATAATAACACCTCTAATATACTATTTAAGCGTTATTATATCATATTACACATGTTTATGCATCCTATTTCAGCAGCTTTTTCAATGTATTTCTGCATTAAAAAACGCTCACCATTATGGTTGCAGCAAGCGTCAGCCACTACGCGTGTCATGTTAACCACCTCCATGTTCGGTGATTTTTAATTTGAGAAATATAACTTCGGCTTAATCCGTCCACTCAATAGGCTTTAAATTAACGTGTTTCTGTGTACTCATCTCATGGCACCGACTGTCATCATAGCTTTTAATATGCATAAATCGTTTGCGCAACTCAAAAATGCCTTGAGCTTTTCAATGTCAGGCTTTTTATACTCTGGTTCCTGTGGCTTTGCTCTCAAAGCAATAATATACAGCTTGTTTCCGATTTCTTCTGGTATATAATTAGAAAATATCGGTCTAAAACCTGTTTTCACAAGCATGGCTGCCAATGTTTTTTCTGTAAAATTATATAAATGTGCATTACTTAAATATGCATCCATGGTTATTTGTATATTGGTATTAAGCAAATCAGGAACACTTACCATTAATGCAGCTTTTTCATCCATTATTGAGTGTATTTTTTTCAATACTTTAACAGGAGAATGCATGTGCTCTAATGTATTCAGCATGGTTATACATCTAAACTTTATGTCAGTTTCATAGTCTAATATGTCGACTTTCTGAACGTTTTTTGCTTCCTGAGCTGCATCTATGCCAATAACAGGAGCTACTACTTTATTGATTTTTGCAATATCTTTTACTGCGTCAACCAACTTTCCTGTGCTGGCTCCTATGTCAAGGAACGGAGTAACTAATGTCTTTGTCGCTATTAAAAAGTCCAATGCATTTTTAGCATGATTCATTTCAGCTTTCGGGTTTAATTTGTATGTTTCCCTGTAATGCTTTCCATAAAAATCTTTTAGTCCTTCTCTATCCATCTTAGGAATAATATATACGAGGCCGCAATTATTACAAATAACGTTGCCCCCATTAATAATACTGTTATTTTCATCTCTTATCACCTTGCTATATAATTTATTTTCTTTATCACGCTCCGTCTTGTTCCATATTTCTGTATAGTCTGTATTCCCGCACAATTCACATTTCATGATTGACCTCCTTGGGTTCTTATATATCCCTTAATAGTTTTTTATATTTATCTCTATCTTTGCAATACTTTTCATAACGTCCATATATAGAATCCTTGCAATACTTTTCATAACGTCCATATATAGGATCCCTTATTTTTATATATCTTTTATAAGGACAATAAGGGAAAAACAAAAACCACTTATGGTTTTTGTCGCACAAATTATTATTCTTGTCTATTTTACATCTTAAGTTGCTATCGAGATGCTTACATTGATACCATGCGTAAAGTCCGCATCCATACGCGTGCCCTTCACATATAATTTTTATGCCTTTACATTTTCTTATAGCTTTACGTTTTTGCAATGCTTCGCCTAAATATTTTTTAAACTCTTTTCGCTTTTTTGTACGTTCTTTGAGAAAATCCTCTTTAATTTCCATTTATCGGCCTCCTTGGGTTCTTAATTAACTCTTATTAAAAAGCATTATTAATAAAATTAATAATATAATGCATATAGGTATGCAATTTATTAAAAAACTTTTTTATAAAATTCTTTGTCAATATTTTCGTTGCATGATTTACATATATAAGCATAATCAAATGTGCCTGGTCCCGTTTCTATCGTTGTTAAATTATTTATAGACCCGCACTTTATGCATTTTCTCATTAACATCAGCCTCCTCGGGCTCTTATATATTCAACAATTTTGTTTGCAATATAAATGTCTGTTGCTTCCCTTGCTTCTTTGCAGTTTCCGGAAATATGGTTGGTTTGCGCAGCTCCGTACTGAGTAATGTCAATTTCATTTTTAAAATCATCTGCATAATATAATATTTTATCTTTCAAATATGGTATTAATGCTTTTATATCAAGAACTTGTTGTCTTGATGTGTTAATAATCAATGTATTTGGCTTTATAATTTCAAGTTCTTTTTTGCCTATGAAATTTTTATTATCGTCAAGTGGTATATGAATACTTATTATGTCACTTGTTTTAAGTAAATAATAAAGTTTATCTTTAACAGGGTCATTTTTAGTGTCATACGTATAAATATCCATTCCGTAAGCTTTTGCTCTTTCTGCTACCATTATCCCTATTCTTCCATATCCTATAATTCCAAGCCGTTTTTTGTATAGTTGAGCAGGTATTTTTTTTATTAGGCTTTGCATTAGCCACATTGTATGCTCTGCTGTTGATGTAACCTTTTGGCCTTCTGTGCGTTTCCATTCTGCATCAAGGTAGATGACTTTAGGGGCTTTTATGTGATCAACTCCTGTGCATGGACAGAATACTGGAACATCAATTTTAATTGGTGTGAATTGAGTATAAACATAATCATATCCACAACATTCATTGTATCCGCGCCATGAAGTATCACAATACGCCGCACTCTCCATTATATTTCGTGCTTTCAAATGTGGCTCGTCAAGCAATAGTATTCTTGGTCTCATTGGACTCATTCTCCTTTTATTTTTTGCGTTTTTTAGGCTTCCACCCTTTTTTTCGCATAGTTCCATAGATATATGCGTTCTTTCGCTTACCCTTCAATCCTTTTTTTCTTGCCTGCTTTTCCAGTTTCTTTTCCAGTTTCTTTGGCATACAATCACCTCAATTTATCATATTTGCCCTTGCTTTTCGGGTTATCCTGATTGAAGTCGTCTATGTCGATTTGTCTATCACTAATACCTACCCTTAACGCCCATATGGATATGGCAAAAGCTGTTATAGATAAAGTTATGTCTAATACCTCAAACCAACTTGATACTATCGGCATATTATCCTCCTATTATTTTGATTTTACCCTTCTTCTCAAGTAACAATATTTCTCTTTTATTAAGTCCTCTCATAAGAAGTTCAGACATAAAATAGTTTCCTCCTACTTTGTATCTACCGTCTGTTTCAGCCCCTTCGTATGGGTCCGGTTTCGTCATGGCGTAATACCTCAGTTCGTCCATACTATGGTCGTTAGTTTTCTTTGGCCTTTCCTCCGGGTTTACTCCCTCTTTGGGCTCCATCCATCTGTAAGACTTGATTTCTCTAATCATGTTTGTACAGTTTGCAAAAATAAATAATTTCGGTTTGCCCCTCGGCCACGCCTCTTTATCCGGATGCTCTCTCAGCCTTAAATACTGCTTAACTCTTTGTATACCTGTCCATACGTCCTTGTTTACCTTTGAGTTGCACACTATTCCATGTTCATGTAATAACTGAACAACAGATTTTTCAGATGCAGCCGTCCTTTGGTTTGCTGCACTGTCTATTAATGCTCTTAACTTTCCATTTGCATTTCTAGGCCAATTCAAGCTATCGGCTATTTTCTTAATTTCTTTTGAATGATATTCTATCGTTCTCTCAGCCTCATAATGCTCTGCTATCACTAATATATTGCCGTCATTGTCTACTGCATAGAAATGGCAGCTTAAAGGGTTTGTGTAACCCGGGTCTATGCTTATGTTGTCGTACCAATCTACAGGCACTTTAAAAGGTTCTATTACATGAATGTCGTCCCTGAATTCTTTATACACAAGCCCTGATAGTGCAACAAAATGTCCGTACTGTCTTGCTTCCCTTTCTTCTTCTGTCATAGTACTTTCAAGGACTTTTATTTCATTTTTGCTTAGCCATGGGTTATCATCCCACGCCATTGTCCAGTATTTTATATTTGGGTCATCTGACTTGTTTAGATATATATTATCGTATATCCACGTCAAGCCCTTGAGCGGTGTCATGGTAAACCATATATCGCCCTGTGTGTCTAAAACTCTCATTCTGCATTCTCGGTAAATATCTTCCGGAGGTTCCTCGTCAAACCATATCCAGCCCTTTGATGTTCCCTGAAAGCTTTCCCTTCCCTGCTCGCAACTCTTAAAACCGATTGTTTCTCCGTTTTTTAGTATAATTTTGTCAAGTATCGAATTTTCCGGGTCGTCCTTCCTCCCATGCCGGATAATTATGTCCCTGATTTCCTTCTTTGGCAGCCAGTGCAGGATTTCTTTCTGTGCTACATCACGCTGTACCTCATTAGACAGTGATACAACCCACCCGGAAGAAGGTTCTAGTTCTCTGAATCTGCAATTTCCCGTTGCATGAAAGACTGCTTCTGTCGCTCCACCCACCGTTTTGCCGGTCCTATTCCCGCCAAACAAAGCTTTTATCCTGTGTGCATCCCTGTGAAACTCTACTTGTTTTTTATGTATTTTAGGAGTTTTTCCAAGGATAGGCTGGTCGTAATTATATATCTCTATCCGGTTTTCGTTAATTTGCCGGTCTATTTGCTTTTTTAAAGATTCTATGTGTTTCGCAAGTTTTTTTATTTCGGTTTCAGTATGCATGATGAATCTATGTCCCCCCATTTTACATCGTTTAGCACACGGATTTTATAGTTCTTAAACATTGTCTTTAATACCTTGTTGACTCTGCTACCTTTTGCAAATAACCACGGATTTACAAAATATTGCCTTGATTTGCTGTTCCTTCCCTTGTACAGAATATCTTTGGCAATAAGACTCTTGATAGTCGCATAAACCGTTTTGCGACTCATGTTTGTTATTTCAACAAAATCCTCAGTCCCAATATCGCGGCTGTTGTTTTTAAACTGCAGATGACAATCGTCATAAGATATATACGGAGCAACAGAAAATAAAAAAGCCTTTTCTGTTTGCGAGAGGTCTATGTTCCATTTTGCAATTTCTCCTGTATGCCCTTTATAAAAGTTCTCCATCTTCCATACGGTAGTTTCGTTGTAAGAATCTATGCTTTTTTTTCTTAAAATCCTATCACCGGAATTTATTTCAGTTACAATTTCTCCGGTCTCAGAACAAACAACATAATCTTTTTTTCTCTTTTCACTCAAAACCGCACCTCTTTTTTGTCTGTATAAGTCTCATTTGTGGTAAAATTTACTCAAAAATAGGGGTTTTTGTGGTAGAATTTACTACATATAAAAAATCCCTATACCTGTTGATATAAGAGCTTTTAAAGCTTGTTTTTGCCCATTTGGCCCCTCTTATTCTTAATTCGGGCAAACTTAGCTCTTTTTGTTGAACCCGCCTCATATAAAATTACCTCCTGGCAGATAATAGATTCCTTAATGGATTCCTTTTACCTACCCCTGCTGTGGAAGAGGGAGGAAATATAACAGGGGGGGATATGGAGAGTCCTCAAATTAAACACGCGGGGACTCAACATTATACAAAATGATGATTTTGTCTAATCATATGATGAAAAAACCCTACATTAATATGATGAAAAAACCCTACCCCGTCACCATAGACTTGTATTTTGCCAATGCCCTTGCGTACTGGTGTAGTAGCTCCGGCAGACTGTCCTGCCTCTCCTGTATCTGAGTTGGCTCACCGGCCAACAGTTGCGCCTTGTCAATCATGGTACCTGCGACTATTGCACTGTCACGGGCAGAGGCCTTGCCGATGACGTCCGGCTCTTGCAAGTGTTGCATATATTGAGATGCTATGTTGTGAGCTTGTATAATGTGCTCCTGTTTTTTGGCTGCCCGAAGTCGCAGAAAAGTATCGTCATCCAAGAGCTGAGGCATAAGTGTATCTACTGTCGACGGAGGCAAATTTACAATTTTTGCTATATCCCTATTAGACATCTCTGGATTTGTCTCCTTGAGCGCTCTTATCTGCTCCCGTGTTGCCTCTGATGTACGTTTGCCTCTTGCCACAGTCTCACCTCCCACCCAAAAGAAATCATAAAAAAATAGCAATTGCTGTTGCAATCGCTATATAACAAATATACCACTCATAACCCAAAAAATCTTATAGTCTTTTTATAATCGACATAGGACTTAATAGGACTTTGGTCCCATGACTCACACCACTAAATCACAAATTTTTCTTACAGCCAAGCGGATTTGGTGGTATTTAGAAAAAATAGGACCATAGTCCTATAGACATACGGTTGCCACCCGTGCTATAATGTTAGTGTGGACGGCGGGGACGCCGACACAAAAAAATAGGGTGGCGACCTACCGCTGAGATATGAGGAGGTAATTATGAAATTATTGAAATTGGAAAAGTACGGAATCAGCCGAGAGGTTGCCTTTGACCACAAAGGCAACGCTATTGTTAGATATATCAAGGGACGGATATACTGTCCCGCCTGCATGACACACCATGCAGATATTGTAAGGGAGGTTAAGGTACCGGCCTCCTACTTATGGAGGCAAGACAGGAACTTTTAGCCGTTGTCCCCCCAAGCCCGCCGGAGCTGAGAGTCCGGCCCAAAAATAGGGTGGCGACCTATCGCTGAATTAAAGGAGATTAAATTATGAACAGAATAAATGTAATTAAAAAAATAAAACAGGAAGTCGACGAATACATCGACATCCTGGAACAGTGGGAAGACTCCCATTGCGACACTCTCTACGAAGAGATGCAACGTAGAGAGAAGGATATCGCAGATATCTGCAATACTTACATCGAAGATGTAAGCAGATATGGATATTAAAGAGAATAGGATAGTCCCGGAGCACTCGCCAAAGTAACGCCGGGACTGTAAGCACAGCACAGGTCGCTGTAAATACATTATACATGTAGCGGCCTCAAAAATCAAGGGGGGTTGGACATGAAGTACGAGCAGGTATTAAAAAGCGATTTAGCCGATAAAATCGAGGAGCTTATCGGCGTAAGCAGCAAAAAAATTAGAGAGAAGGGAATCAAGTTTTCTTTGGAGCATCCAAAGGCAATAGGAATTAGCCCGATGCAAGTTAGGAAATTAGAAGTGCTAAAATCCTTTGTATCACAGCTCAATGAGCTTGTGTTTGTGCAGGAGGAAACGGTTTTGAATAGCAGCTCAAAAGCAGCTGAATATTTTGTAAATCGCCTAAATAACAAGTTTGACAAAGAATGCTACGAAGTGGCCTTGCTGAACATGCAAAACAGGCTAATTGCGACTGTCGTAATTGCTGAAGGAACGCTTAACGAAGCCCCAGTATACGTCCGGGAACTTGTTAAGACAGCGCTTGACCACGACTCAAAAAGCGTTATTTTGGCGCATAACCACCCCGGAGGCATCTCCAGGCCGTCTGATGCTGACGTGCGCTCTACCAGGAGGGTTAAACAAGCCCTTGAAGCTGTCGGCATACAGGTAATGGACCATATCATAGTTGGCGCTGGCACTAAGGAGTCAACAAGTCTTGCCGAAAAGGGGCTTTTATAGCCCCGGTTGACAAGCGGTAACCACTTGTAGCATAATAAGACAACAGCCCGCCGGAGCTGAGAGTCCGGCCCAAAAATAGGGTGGCGACCTACCGCTGAATTAATGGAGGTAATTATGACAGGCTTAGAATTTTTGAAAAAATATGGATGTAATCCCAATAGGATTAAGACTCCGGACGGATACGTCTATACGGAGTCAGATTTGGTAGGAATGGATTCTGACGACTACCAGGAGGTAATGGAATTTGGGGAGGTGGAAGAATAGCACTAAAATCCCCCCAGCCCGCGGGAGCTGCGAGTCCCGCGCCAAAATTATCCCCGCACCGGGGGAATAGAAATACGGTGCAATAAAAGGAGGTAATCATGAAACTATTATACGAAGGAGAAGTTGTAGGAGAAATCATGACAAATAGAAGCATGCACCTAGAAGAGTGCTTTGAGCTTCTGGGGATAGACATTGAGGAAGAAGAAGGCGGAATCCCTGTTTGGGACCCCGAAAAATTTGAAATGCAATATTGAGCCAATGTTGCAATAAAGCCCCGGCGCAGGCTTAAATGCGCCCCAACATTATCGCCTCTGCCGGCGAATATAAGTAGGCAGGTAAAAAGAAGGAGGTCGTTATGGAAACTATAAAAACCTTAAAAACGCCTAGGGGAAACTTAAACATTAAGGCTGTTTTTAAAACAGTACGAGAGGCAAAAGCGGAGGGATGGAGTGAGTATTTCACAAATGAGGACGGCACGCAAATATTCACTAAACATTACTCTGAGTATAGTGTATATTTTTCTATAGTTGCAGACAACAGCCCGCCGGAGCTATGAGTCCGGCCCAAAAATAGGGTGGCGACCTACCGCTAGCAAAGAATATTATAAGAAATACTGGGATGATGTAGATTTTAAGCTAAGGCATCCAACAAAGATTTGTTAGAGGAGGCTTGATTATGAGAATAATAATAGACTGCTCGCAGGAATTCCGTGAGACCGTGCTCGAAAGAACCCGGCTTCTCGGGTTTTCCTCATACAAAGACTACTTGGTCCATCTGGCACAGTCGGAAGCTAAAGGTCTTCTGACTCTCGGACCGGACTTATTTGAATCCGGCAGAACCGCCAGGGTCAACTTTGACTGCAATGAAAGCTTCAAAAGGCTTGTATGCACAAGGTCAAAGGTAACAGGGTGCCAGTCGTATAAGGAATACTTCCAAAGGCTGGTATCAAGAGAAAAAGCCCTTTAAACAGGGCTTTTCTGTGTTCTTAATCCTTGCATTCAGGACATATATTTTGCCATACTTTTTCTGTTCCCGTTATTATTAAATTTCTTTCCCATTCATTTTCTTTCCCATAATCAACTGCATTTTGGAATGTATCAAAACCATCTTCTGCATACATCCCGCATATATCACATATTAAATTGTACCTGCCGTATTCTTTAGCAATCATTTCTCTTCACTCTCCTCATCCACACATCTTCCAAACAACTCATGAGTCCCGCTTTTTGCTTACACAAGTGCGTCCAGCCCGAACAGCGCTACTGCAAATTTCTGTAATGCCATGTCTCGGACTTGGTACACTCTTGGTACTGATATATGCATGTCCTCTGATATATCGACTATCTTATCTTTTCTCAGATAAAACCGTATTAGCAGTTCTCCGTAATTTTCGCAGCCTTCATCAAGACTGATTATCTTAAGATTATAGTCAATATGCCTTATTTTATCCTCTGTTTTTGCTTTTTTCCTCTTGAGCTCCGTAAGCCTGTAAAGCTTGTTAAGTGTATCGTCCTCTATCCTGCTACCCTTTATGCCTGTTTCGCTTATACTCGCAGGTTTTATTTCGTTTGGGGCTGAGGCGGCGACAATTGCATTAATTTCATAGTCCAGGTTTTCGACTGCTTTTTTCAGCAGGTTGTAATTTTTCAAGTACATCTCCGCTTCTTTCTTATAGTCCATCCTATTCACTCTCCCTTTCGATAAAACATTAGTCAATTGCGTCTGTTTCTAGTAGTTCATATGGCTCAACATTTTTCCCGTCTACTATGAGTGGGTAGAACCATATTCCAGGCTTTTCAGGCAAGCTATATATCACTATAGCATCCCCTTTCATTTTTTCAATGTTTATTATCCTTTTACGTTTTACGTCATACCCTTTGGCTACTTTACGCTTCATTCCCCTACACTCTCCTTAAATAATTCTCTTACCTTTTCAATTTCTGCAAAATATTGTTTGGCATATTGATTTGTGCCATGTGTACTATTAACTTTTTCTTCAAATTCATCTATAGTTCCCCAAAAGCATCCGCACTTCGCATATATTTTTTTGTTGTAGTAATAAAAATGCGCAACGTCAGACCGAGGGCCGATTGGTTGTGTTCCGTATGCCATATGTGAAAATCCAGTATATCCCCTGCAACCAATGCAATCAAGGCAATCACTGCAACTCCTGCAATCAAGACAATCACTGCAACTCCTGCAATCACTGCAACCCCTGCAATCATTGCAACCAATGCAATCAATGCAACCAATGCAACCCCTGCATCCCCTGCAATCACTGCAATCACTGCAGTTAGTACAATTAATTAATGATTTGCTTAATTCTTCTGCTCTGTGCTTAGTGTATTTATTTATATTCCATCTATTATCATTTCCGTCAACCCAATATCCGTTCTCTTTTTTCATTTCTCTTCACTCTCCCTCTCCAAATTCTTATTCCCTGTTCTGTTTCTAATTGCCCACAGGAAGGGCAAAAAAGTGCCCTAATTTTCGTTTTCTTATCCGCATAATAAATTGACCTTACTGCTTGCCGAAAACACAAAGAACACCGCAAATTTTTTGAATCCTGCACATTATATCCCCTCCAAAAACTTTTTGATGTCATACCTGTATCTCGAAATTAGTTTTCTGCTTTCAATTTCAACACCCTTTGACTCGGTCCAGTCAATAGGTATACTCTTTCTGTCTGCGTGATAGATATAATGCTCAACGTCGTTGGCCTTGACGAAAAACGTCTTCACTATATCCCGAAAATTAAATACGTACCCTGAAATTATCCGTCTGTACGTTCCTGCCTTCGACATTTCCTCAAGCTTTTTCCCGCCTGTTATAGCTGAAAATGGAATACTTTTGCCCCTATAGCTCTTAAGTTCTAACAGAAACAGTTTGCCGTCATAAAATAGCATACAGTCGCACATATTCCTTGCCTGGAATCTCACGTTCTCATTCTTTTCTCCTGCAAAGTTAGCTGTCCCATCCCTAAATCTGTAGTAGTAAACCCATTCCGGTACTGAATTTTTCCAGTCGTCCTCGAACTTCTTTCCTTCGTTCTTAGGCATTAGTTCGTGCCTCCCAAATGCTTATTTGGTGTCCGGCCCACCATATTTCACTCTCAAATCTTTTTTCAAGTTGTTCGAATTTGTAATCTAGCCTGAATCTATTCCTGCTTTTTTCATCCATTTTTTTTTTTTTTTTCCATAATTCAGGGTAATACCTGTATAGGCTTTTCAGTTCTTTCAAATTCTTCAACGGGCAACACCAACAACTCACCCTGTCAAATCTTTCGTATAAGCCGTTCCAGTCAAACCCTTTGTCATAGCAATACTTTAATGCCTGGCTTTCTACTATTCCCCATTCTATAAGCGGGTACATGACCTTCTTTTCATTGTTCTTTTCTGCTCTACGTAGTTCGTCTGCTGCTATACCGTGATACTCAATCACATCATCAAATTGTTTCAAATGCTTGCTTATCTGCTGTTTTTTGAATATCTGTGTACACCACCTGTTGCGAAAATCTGGCCATGCGTACCCTTGCTGTCCATTCTTCTTCTTGTGCTCAAACATGTAATACTCAAATGTTTTGTCTGATTTCAGCCTCGTTGCTTCCCTGCCAATATGCTTTTCTACTTTGTCAATATGAGTGTACATGTCAGGGAATTCCATCCCTGTATCACAGAACACTATTTCATCAACTCGCATACCTTTTTCTATCATCATCAGCAACATAGCTGTTGAATCCTTCCCTCCTGAAAAACTTACTACATGTACCACCTTATTCGCCGCCTCCCTTCAAACTCTCACTAAACTCCGCTTCCCTCTCATCCAGTACTCAGCTATGATTACAAATATCAAAAACAATATGTGACCGAATAAAAACAAGTTCCCATCAATGTCCTTTTTTTTCTTCATTTGACTTCGCTCCCTTCCTCTTGTAGAGATTGTCAAAAAAATCGTCGTCATAGTTCCTCTGCTCAAAATTGCCGGCCTGCGGAATTTTGCTGTTGTCGTTCCCTCTTTTCTCCCATGTCCTTACCGCAGCTTTCCAGTCTTTCATTTTGTTTTTGCCTATCATCCAGTTTTTTGCTGTGTAAAAATCATGCCACTTTGCAGGATCAACCTTGTTTCCTCGTTCCTTGCAATAAGATTTAACTTCTTCAAGAGAGGGGGGAATGAATTTTTTCCCCCTACTATCTTTTTTCTTACATTCTTTCATTCTTACATTCTTGTTTGTGTTATTTTGTTGTTCATTTGTTGTTATTTTCTTATTCATTTTGCTGTTACTTTTTTGTTCATCAGATTGGTACAATTCATAATTTACAACATTTATAAGAGAATATTTGTTGTTGCTTTTGATGTTGAGAAATCCGCCACTTTCAAGACGTTTTAATCTCGCATATGTCGTGTTTGGATTTTGGTTTAAAGCCAGTGCAATTTCAAATCTACCGGCAACAAACTGCCCTCTCTCAACAGTGATTTCATCCTTTCCCCAAAATGCTTTTCCTTGTTCATGGTTAGCTTTTAAAACACAATAAACAAAAAGCTGTAGCATATGGGGTTTTCTAAATATAGGATTTTCTATTATCTGTCTGTGCAACTTTACCCAGCCTTGCATTAACCCACGTCCTTTATGCTATAATTACCACCTTACCCGTAATGCCTTGAATCTCTTTCTTTGCCTGCTCTATGTCAATGTTCTGTGCCGAATGGTGAAGCAAGTATATTTCCTTCACCTTTGACAAGTCATTTGCCCTCAAAAATTCCTTCACGTTCTCTAGCGAAAAATGTGACTGTATTAAGCGTTTTTTGAGCGCAGGAGATATATTACCTTCTGCAATATTTAAATCCAAAATATCAGCCGAATAATTGCACTCAACCATAACATGAGTCAAACCCTTAAACTTGTACTTGACATAGTAAGTGTCTGTAGCAAACAGGAGTTTTTCGCCTGTGGTCTTGCTGTACAGCAAAAACCCCAATGGCTCTGCTGCGTCATGCCGCGTGTCAAAAGGTAACACTGTGAATGTCCTAATAACAAATTGTTTCTTGCTTTCAATTGCGTGTACCCTGTGCCCTGCAAGTTCCATGACATCTGCTGTACCTCTGCTTGTGTATATGTCAATTCCTGCCCTTATCAAGTCGCCGCAAGCCTTTGAGTGGTCTTTGTGCTCATGGCTTACAAGCACACCGGCTATGTCTGACAGTCTAAAATTCAAGGCTCTTTTAATTCTCGCTATATTTATGCCTGCTTCCAGCAGCAGGGAAGTCTTGCCGTCTGATACTCGATAGCAATTTCCTCTGCTGCCAGAAGCGATTACCTGAATGTCCATTACGCTCTTATCCCTGTCACTTCATAGAATATGTCAGAATCAAATTCGGGCAATGACTTAAGGTATTCTATGGCTTCTTTCGGCATATCCTTCCATGCCTCATCTTTTGATAGTGCTTTTGCGTTTTTTATGGGCGCTTCTTTCCAGTCTGAACCATGTTTCGTCTTAATATTGTTAAATGTCGGCTTCCAGTTATTAAGTTTTTCAAAAAAACTCTTTCTAACCTCAATAAACCTTTCTTCCGACACTTCATTGCCAAATATGCTGTAAGTGCGTGGCTTATTCGCCAAAAATAAAGCGGCGTCGACTCCATAGCTGTTAATTACCCCATAAGACCCATTCACGCCATAAGACCAACTCACGCCATCAGACCCATTCACGCCATTAGACCAACTCACGCCATTAGACCAACTCACGCCATAAGACCCATTCACGCCATCAGACCTATTCACGCCATAAGACACATTCACGCCATTAGACCAACTCACGCCATAAGACCCATTCACGCCATAAGACCCATTCACGCCGAATGAATTAATTACGCCACATAGAACATACAATCTAGCGTCTTGTTGCACATGTTCATAAAACCACCACACAAAATCAGTATCAATATTTCCTTCCGCCAGTTCTTTTACTGCTTCTTCAATAGTAGTGCCATTCGGAAAGCGTTCCTTAAACCACTCTATACCTCTCTTGCAAGCACCTTTTTTTTGAAGTAATTCCTTTGTTATTTTCATTTAAGCAAACCTCCTCAAATTATTAGAACGGATCACCTGATTTAGTCGCAGTATCAGTTGGGCTCGGTGCTTCATATGCTGTATCTGTCTCTGGCTCAGGCTCAGGCTCAGACGTAACGTCAATAACTTCACTATTCGCATTTTCTTCAATCTCAGCCTGTACATCTTCTTCCTCAATGTACTCGTTCTCTGTAGTTCTATTGAAAGTAGATATAACAAGGTCGCTATCATCAGAAGTGTTGATGAAGTTCTTGCAAGCCCTGTTTATGACGGTTTTCTTTGCCATTTCCTGAGTGAATTTCCCATGAGTGCTGTCTGCCTTAACGTTCCCACTTGCATCAATAGGCGCCACCTTGCTTTGTTTCCAGGCTTGCTTAATCTCATCAAATGTCATAATCTCTGTATACTGCTTATTGCCACTGTCATACATAATTACACAATACGCAGCTAGAATGTTTTTCCCATTTACATTCTCGAGTTTCTGACCGTGCTTGGTTATAAACTTGTTAGCCCCTCTTATCTCATACTCAAACACATCCCCCTTATAAACTACCTGAGAAAAGATTTCGCAATCTTTTAGAATCCTTTTGACTGCTGACTCTGTGCCGAAATATGACCGTTGAAGCTGTAGTTTGTTTCCGTACACAATGAAGTAACATTGTTTCTTTGCAGGGGAAAGGCCTTGAATAACCATGTCCAGTAATGCATTTGCAATACTGTCTTTTGTGCAAACTTCCAGTGCGGGCTTTTTGTTCCTGTCAACTGTTTCCTGTAATGTCAACCATGCTGATTTCATTGCATTTTCAGGTGAATAGTTCGGGGGAAAATGAAGCTCTCCCTTCTCCTGAAACTCTCTTACCTTTGCGGCCACCACATCAACGGTGTCACGCTTAATTAATGCTAATTGATTTGCCATAACAATTACCTCCTGTTTATTTTTTTAGACAGCACGCATTAAATTACTCAACCCTTAATTTCTTGTCTTTTTCTGACACAACAAGCTTTATGGTCTGTGCCTTTGTCGGTAATAAGCTTGTGACCGACTCGGCAAAATCAATGAATATTGGAGCCTCAAAACTATAAAATTCCGATAGCACATTAATAATGTCCAATCCCCCGTTAACCTTGGACCCATGGTTTAAGCTGTTGTAAGGAACGCCATTGATTGTCATTTCGCAACACAGATCATTACCGCCGTTTACAAAATTTTTAAAAAGTTTGAAGTTTGCTATTTGAAACCTGTTGTTGACTTTTGACTCTAGCATTTCAGCCTGAGTTCTTTCAAATTCTTCACAAAGGTATAATTCTTCCTCAAGCTTTTCAATCTCAGCCGCTAGCTTGCGTTCTTCTTCTCTAAGTTCTTTAATTCGACTGTTTGCGTCCTTGAATTGTTGTTCTTTTGCAACCTCAATCTGAAGCTTTTCAATCTCCTTTTCAACAGCTTCGATTGATTCTTCAAGTGCCTTAGTTTCATTTGCTCTGCTTTCTCTTATGAACACTATCTCTGACTTAAGCTTTTCTTTTGCCGCAAGCTTTTCCTTATAAGTTTTTGATTCCTTCACGTCGCCTATAGATTCGCTCAGTTCTTCGATTTCCGCAATAATGCCATCCAGTTTTGAGTTGAGCTGGCTTACTTCTGTTGACAAGTCTGTCTTTTTTGTTTTAAGTTTATCGAGTTCGGCTTTTTTGTTTTCAAGCTTAGTCTTTTTGTCTAAACCCTCGGTCTTGATTTTTTTAATCTTTTCAGACTTCTCAAGATTGAAGTTTTCAAGGGATTTACGTCTGGCTTCCTCAATTTGTTCCTCTGGTAACTCCTGCCCGCATGAAGAACAAATGGTTTTAGCTTCGGGAGACACAAATTCACTTTTATCAAGCTCGTGATATTTTTCAAGAAGCTCTTTCTTGTCTTTTTCTATGGTTTTGATACTTGCTTCCAGCTCGTCAATGTCCTCCTGTATTCGTGCAATGGCTCTGTCTTTCTTGCAAATGTCATCCTCGATATTCCCCTTCTTTTTCCCCAACTCCGCAAGTTCTTTCTTTAACTTTTTCCCGTGTTCATTCTCAAGCTTGATAAGCTCTGTTTCAATTTGTACGATTTCTCTCTGTTTTTTTGCCACGTCGATATTATTCTTGATGTCGCTCAATTGCTGTCTTGATTGCTCTATCCCTTCCGTGTAGCCTTGTATGCGTATTCTCAAATCCTCAAAGTCCATCCCTGAAATGTCTGGTTTCCCCCGATTGACTTCATCTATCCTGTCGGGAATAGATTCAAGCCTGCCATTGATTTTTTTCTGCTTTTCCTTGATTACCGCCTTGTGCTGTTCAATCGTTCTTTTGCCGATTACGTCAGCCAACTTTGCAAGTTTGTCATTTTTGCTTACAACTTCATTGTCCGATATGTCGCCGCATACCTTAACAAGAATGTCCCTCTGCTCTTTCCAGTGGAGGTGTTCGTTAAAGTAGAAAGGATTTGTGAGCAGCTTAAACACTGATTCATCAGCAAGTTCAGAGATTTTGTCCGTGAAGTCTTTTTTCTTTACGGGGACTTCATCTATATAATAATCTGTTGTATGTCCTGAAAAGACCTGTTTTGCCGCGCCTCTCGCCTTTGTCCATTTTTCTTTAAACACCTTCTTTAAAATGAGCTCCATGCCGTCTATATCTAACACGGCCTCAACCTCGCTTTCAAGCCCATGAATAGGCTCGTTATTCTCGGCCAAAGGCTTTATCTCAAAGTTGCTTTTGTTCATGCTGTCTTTGTCGAACAAAAGCCATGTAAAGGCGTCAAACACTGTGGTCTTACCTGTGCCGTTGTTTCCGTAAATTGTTGTGTACTTCCCATTTGCAATAAATTCAAACGACTTAATACCCTTGAAATTTTTTATAGATAAGCTATTTAGCTTCATTAGCTTTTCTCCTTTCGTTCTCTTCTCTGGTTTCAATAACTTTTACAATAGATCCTAAACCGTACCCTGTGTCCTTGAAATACTCCATGTCAAGATTATAAAGCCCGTGATTATGAATAGCCTCGATTAACATTAAAGCACTCTTGGCAGAACCTACCATTAAAGCCTTTTCCTTGCCGCATCTCTCCACTTTTGCATACAAAATATCAAGAAGATCCTTTTGGGCAGACTGTATTTCCTTCTTTGCCTTTTCCCTAATATATGCCTCTAAAACTGATGGCATTTCACATTTCCCCTCTCTAATTAATTGAGAACTCTTTTTTAAGCTCTTTACATGCCTTTCTTACCTTCCTGCTAACATGTGCCTGCGACACGTTGTCCATTTTTGCGATTTCTTTCTGCGTATAGCCTAACATTACGCCTCTCAGGTACTTGTTTTCCTTTGCTTCCCTCAAAATGTCCATGCTGTCAAAATCCTGCTCGTATCCTATTCTTTCACCAAGTTCAAGTTCCACTCCTTCATCATCGGCATAAGCTGTTTCCTGCATAGAAATTTCATTTGAATAATATTTCTTAATTTTCCTGTTATATAACTTTTGAAGATCCCTCGATATGCTGAACCCTGCATATGTAGAAAACTTAATGTCTTTGTTTTTATCGAAATGCACACAGGACCTGTAAAGTGCGAATTGAGCTTCTGAAATTATGTCGTCGTGCCACTTTTGAGGCACAAAGCGAAGGTATTTATTTGCAAAATACCTTACAAGCCCCTGATTCTTTTCGCACATTTCAGATATTTTTGCTCTGTTCATCTAAACCTCCCCGCATTCATCGACTCTGTGAAACTGGTTTGCAATTTTCTTAAGTGCTTTCTGGGCGTTCTTGACTTCATCATCATCACAGACAAGCCTGCAAAAATGATATGCTAACTGCGCAGCTATCCTTTTGTCAACTACCACATCGAAACTGCAGCACCATAAAGGCCAAGCTGAAAAATCAATGTCTGCTTCTCTCAGGTCTGCTTTTCTCAGGTCTGCTTCTCTCAGGTCTGCTTCTCTCAGGACTGCCATTCTCAGGACTGCCATTCTCAGGTCTGCTTCTCTCAGGTCTGCTTCTCTCAGGTCTGCTTCTCTCAGGTCTGCTTTTCTCAGGTCTGCTTTTCTCAGGTCTGCTCCTCTCAGGCCTGCTCCTCTCAGGTCTGCCCCTCTCAGGTCTGCTTTCCTCCCGCCTTCATTGTTTACCCATTTCTTATGCTCCCGCAATATTTTATCAAGTTTCTGTCTATCCACCCTCTACACCTCCTTCAAAAAATATATAGCCTTTACGACTTCTTCGACAAATGTGTCAATGTCAACTCTTTCAAAGCTAGTTAAAAGTTCATAAAATTATTAAAAGCAAAATTAATGCAGCTATTCCATTCATAATCAGTCACAGACGTAATGTTTTTGTTGTACTTATCTGAAATTTTCATCATCATTTGAAGCCGTTGAGTTTAAAATATTTAATCTTACGTTTCTGGACTCGCTTATAAGCTTTTTCCACTCTAGCCACATGTCGTGCATCCCCCATCCGACAGCCATGAGCGTAATAACGCAAGCCAATATTAAGATTGCCCTCTGTAATTCTGATGCCATCATTTACCCCCTCCTTTCCCCAATTCTATATTATCTATTTTTCAACTATAGGCATAAAATTTTCTATACGAGGGAAAGTGCTTTGTACAGCTTCTTGCGCAGTTTTACAACGCGGACTGACGCGCAGGATATAATCCCTAAATGTTCCATCCGGTTCCGGAGTACTATTTACAACTTTTACGAAACAGTATGGTTCGCTATTAATGTCTCGTATTGCCTCGTTCCTGTATAACGTGCCCCATTCGTCTGTATGAATCTTTTTGCAAGTAGGTAAAGACAAAAACTTTTCCCGTCCAAACTTCTCAATCATAACACGTCTTATTTCTGCATTTTTTTCCGTAAAAATTGTATTAGGTGTTATAGTATGAGGCTTTTCTATTACCCATTCAGGCACCTTTACCCCATGATAATAATATAGACTCCATCCATCAGGGTATTGTAAGGCTACACCATTTTCACAATGTAATCTCCCTTGTTCGTCTTTTCTTAAAATATTATGCCGCTCGGATACCCAACAAATATTTTTGTGCGGCAGTGCCCATCCTGCAGATTTGCACAATAACCATAATCCCCTAAGTTGAGAAAGGTTGATACTAAGTTCATTGCTAAAATAATCGAAAAAACTTAACCAATTCGCATCATGTTGCCCATATACTGACATCCCGACCGAATCTCTGACCGAAGCCCAGACCGAATCCCCGACCGAATCCCCGACCGAAGCCCAGACCGAATCCCCGACCGAAGCCCTGACCGAATCCCCGACCGAAGCCCTGACCGAAGCCCAGACCGAATCCACGACCGAAGCCATGACCGAAGCCCCGACCGATTCATAGGCCGAAGCCACGACCGAATCTCTGACCGAAGCCACGACCGAATCTCTGACCGAAGCCCATACCGAATCCCCGACCGAAGCCCCGACCGAATCCCCGACCGAATCCCCGACCGAAGCCCAGACCGAATCCCCGACCGAAGCCCTGACCGAAGCCCAGACCGAATCCACGACCGAAGCTACGACCGAAGCTACGACCGAAGCCACGACCGAATCTCTGACCGAAGCCACGACCGAATCTCTGACCGAAGCCCATACCGAATCCCCGACCGAAGCTATTTTGATTACAATCGCTCTTGTCAAAGCGTTTCCTAAAGGACTTCCACACCAGATTATTTTAGGCGGATATAGGCCCGCTATTTTATACATTACATTAATAGCTTTTTCTGCATTAACTCTATCAGCAGGCTTTGTGCATCCACCTATCTCAGTCCACTTTTTCACATATTCAGGAAATTTTGCTTCCTGTTCTGCGGTTAGATGTGTGATCAATCCATTACCCTCCTTTCGCCTTCCGGGTCATACTCAACCTGATGATGAATTTCGTACCAGCCTGGCGACAACCAAATTGCTCCATGTTCTTGATGTGTTATTTTAGTACCAGGTTCAGCCACTTTCAATAATTTTTCTGCCTCACCTACGATTTCAAATAATTCTGTTTCGGGATAATCAGCTAATGCTATACTATGATGATGTCCAGTTGCTTCACCGTAAGCTAATATCACTCTATTGTTTACAGGCTTTACTTTTTTCATCTTTTTGCTATCGAATTTTTTGTTCGTCTTAGTGATGCCTACATCTCCTTGTCTAAAGTGATTTTTGTTTCTCATATCTATTCTCCTTTCTTTTACTTCCGTTATGTTTTTGCTGTACTTATGTAATTGCGCATGATATCCCCCCTTTTTTTTGATTTTTAGCTCGGCACTTATGAAACTTCCTCAAATATTGGTTCACTCGCTTTCGATGAAACCATCTGGTAACATGGTTCACTCTCGAGTTGTGGTACTCTCATTCCCCGTGGCTCACTCAAAACTATCATTCTGCAAGCATGTGCATATTTGGCGGCTCAATTTCATGTGCATGGCCTAATATACTGATTGCAAAAGGCTTCGGTGGTCTTGTTTGATAATGATATGTATACCAAAAAGTATGAAGATGAGAAAGAAATATCTTAGTTGCATATCTTTCTGCTCTCTGCTGTATGTGCGCAGGTGGCAACATGCCTTGTGAATACCATTTATAGGCGTCTGTGCTTTTACCTATATTTTTTTTCTGCAATATGCTTTTTGCCTGTTCCGCATATTCGCCGTTCTCATTCCTCTGCTGTTCATATGTTTTTCTTTCATCAAGGATTTTCCCGTATATATCGTTTTCTCTTGACTTTTGCTTCTTAAAGGAATCTCCTATTTTCCAGCAAAGGACTTTCAATGAAGCATTCCATGGTCTTTTTTGCCCCTTCGCCCACTTCTGCTGTGGGTTCAGCCCTGCGTAGCTCCATATATGCCCTGCTGTCGGTGCTTTCTCAATGTCAATGTGTGCCAACAAGCCAGCTGCTATTACAGGACCTATCCCACATATGGACTTAGCCCATCTTCCTACTATATGATTGTTTGTGTAAACATCAAGCATTACCTTTATCCGTGTTTCAAAAGTATGTATGATGTCCGATAATACATTTAGGTTATCGTGTGGCTCGGGTACATAACTCTCTTTTTCTTCTTCTGTGGGCTTACGCTTTTTGCCGTCCTCGTCATAGTACACAGGCTCAACAATACTGCGTATCTGGTTGTCTATTGCCTTTCTAAATTCCTGCACCTGATAATACAAGTCTACAAAGTATCTTGCTTCCTTGTCTGTTAATTCGGTCCGCGCTTTCTTTAAATCCTTGATAAGATTGTTTAAAATTTGCTTTTCCATGATATACCTCCTGTTTTTTTATTTGGCTTCTGGCATATGGTATTCCTTTGTTATATGGTTCACTCTAGACACTTGGCACTCTCGGGTGCAATGATTCACTCAGCTTGCGTGGTACTCTCAAGAACGATGGCTCACTCCAACTCTTTGTTACGTTCTAATACAATGGCTCACTCTCAAATCATGGTACTCTCATGACTTTTGGTTAGCTTTCAAGACCTTCACGAATATAGCTTATATGCCCAAGCGTCATAACAATTTACTTTTTATCACGCTCCCTTTTGGCCTTTATAGCTGCAATAATTTCCTCTTTTGTTTTGTAACCTTCCTGTCCCTTAATCTTGAATCTGAATGGTGGTAGTTTGTTCATGGCATTCACCTCCAATCAACTTCATCTAATGAAACTTCTTTACAAACATGCCAATCCCATCTTGCCTAATCTAATAATTCTGATACAGGTATGCCCAAAGCATTCGATACAAGCTTTAAATTAACATTATTGATAGTCTTGACTTTCCCACTTTCGATATCCGTTAATGTTGTATATGGGATTCCGGTGTCTTTGCTTAGCCTATATCTTGATATTTCCTTTAGCTCTCTTAATTTCTTGATTTTCTCTCCGACCAACATATTTTCATGCCTCCTTGACATATTATTGTATTTCCGTTATACTATTGTCAGGTGCAGCGCCATGTGTCTCCTGATGGCACGGAGGTGATAACATGGCTAAAACTAAAACATCTGTGAGCGGCAAGCAACGTAAAAAAATCGTTGTTGTCAAAGGCTACCGTAAAGCCAATGGCAAAAAAGTTCGGCGCCACAGACGTTCGACACCTGAATGACGGGAGGGTACTTTTAACAGTGCCCTCCGTCTTATGCAGAAATTAAATACTTCCTGCTTATCTCTGCCTTTATATCATGATAGCTGTACCCAAGTTCAATGAGTACGCTTATCTGTCTTTCAACTTTCAGCACCTTATCAAGTTCAGAAGCGGAAAATCTATTACGTAAGTTGTCATTCTTTCCAAGCCCGTATTCCTCTCTAAGCTGTTTTGCGTTCTTGCCGAACACTACTTTATACGCCAAGTCAGTATAATGCTTATATTTCATAGACTTGTGAGGACTTTCGGGTAATGCTTGAATTGCATTTGTCAAGGCTTCCCGTGCTTCCTTTCCTATTTCCCGGGTAACTTTCCTTGATGTTAATTCCTTTTGCATGATATAGAATTGTTTGACAAGTGCCTTTTTAAACTTGCGGACAGGTAATGTATTTTGCATATAAGTTATGAGTAGTGTTGCCTGTTCTTCATTCAGACGATATATTTTTTCAGGTCTTCCTCTTCCAGATTTTGTTTTACGGATTTCAAATCCGATTATTCCAAATTCCTCAATGTCCTTTCGATAATTTCTTATCAATCTTTGTACAGTATCATGAGCAACCTTTCCATGCTCCGCAATAACTTCTGATGTGGTAAATGGTACCTCCTGAACGTCATCAGGCTCTAAGAATACTAGCTTTTCCATAGTTTATCTCCTCCCTTGTTTTACATTATACCGGAATTCCAGTTTAATGTAAAATTTTTAAACTGTTATTTCGGTGCATTGTAATAAATTATCTCATTTATCATTGTTTTTTCTTTAATTATCTTGACATTACGTAGTATCTCCATTATCATATATACGGTATTTCGTTATATTACACGGAGGTGGAATTTTGTTTAATGAAAATAGGTTATTTGGTGACAGACTTAAAGAAGTGCTCGAAGCTAAAGGTGTTTCAGGATATAAGTTGGCAAAAATTACAGGCATACCTCAAAACACAATAAATGATGTTAAAAAAGGCAAATCCAAAAGCCCTGCATTAGACTTTGTTATCAAAGTAGCCAAAGCGCTCAACATGACAGTGTCTGAACTTATAGGAGAAACAGAAGAAAAGTATACAAGTAAAGTAAAGCGACTTGCGGATATAGCAATGAATTTATCTAATGCAAACGTAGACATACTTATTGACATGGCTAACGCACTTGTTTTAAAGGATAAAGCTTACAATGAAGTAACTGCTACGAGAAGAATTTTAAAAAATGCTTAACAATGTTATATATTTGAATTTTAGGAATACGGAGGCATGAGGCAAAATGAAAGCGGCTATATATATAAGAGTATCAACCGAAGAGCAGAGCAGGGAAGGTTTTTCCATTCCGGCGCAGCTTAAAGCTTTACGACAATATTGTAAACAAAACAGAATAGCCATATATGATGAATACATTGACGAAGGAATTTCGGGAGCCAAAGAGGATAGGCCCGAATTTCAAAGAATGTTATCCGACGCAAAAAGGAGTTCTTTTAACGCCATTCTTGTGCATAAATTCGATAGATTCGCAAGGAAGGTAGAATTGTCTCAGAGAATAAAAAACCAGCTCAGAAAGGCAAATATTAATGTTATAAGCATAACTGAGCCGATAGAAGATTCTCCTATAGGATTTTTTCAGGAAGGAATGCTGGAACTTTTAGGAGAGTATTATATAAGAAATTTATCCGCAGAAGTTAAAAAAGGTCAAAAAGAAAAAGCTTCTCAGGGCTATGCTTTAAATCGTGTTGCGTATGGGTATAAGAATAAAGGTGGCAAAGTAGAAGTTGTTAAAAGTCAAGCTGCAATTGTGCAGAAAATTTATAACATGTACATTTGCGGAGAAGGTACTACCAAGATAGCAAACTGGCTGAATGATAATAATGTGCCAACATATACAGGCATAGGGATATGGAACAGCAGTCAAATTACTTATATTTTAAGAAATTCGACATATATAGGAAATTTAAAATGGGGCAAAAAAATTTATCCTGACGTGTTCCCTGCAATAATAGACAAAGAATTATTCATAAAGGCACAAACACAATGGCAAAGTGCTGGCCCACGTCCGAGAAGGCATATATACTATAATCAATTTCTTTTATTGGGTTTGCTTTATTGCGGCAACTGCGGGTCGCCTATGCGTATATCAAAAATGCGTTCTAACGGAGGGAAGGGAAGCAAAGAGTATTTTTATTATACTTGCAGGCTTGCTAGATATAATAAAAAAGAATGTAGATTTTCAAAACTGTATCAATACAAGCTCATTGAAAAACAGGTAATAAACGAACTCAAGGGCATACTTAAGGAAATGCCGACTCATATTAATATTAACGAATTAAAGCCTGTAAACATCAATGACTATCTTTCTGATAGAAAAAACAAGATACTATCCGAACTTGAACGTGCAAAACAAGCCTATTTAGCAGAAGTTTTTAGTCTTGATGAGTACAAAAAAGTTAAAGAAAAACTTGAAACTGATCTTAAAATCATAGAGTTTGAAGAAGTAAAGGACGACAAAAATAAAAGCAAGTTGAACCGAGAAAAGTTAAAAAACAAAATAAAAAATATGTGGGAACAATACCAAGCGGCAAACACTCCGAAGCAAAAAAAAGAGGCTTTAATGGAAGTGGTTGAAAAAATTACAGTCTTTGAAACGCACACAGATATTGTGTTTTACGTATAGCATACCTAAAATAACAATAGTCCTTGCTATTAATTAATTTGGAATGCTGAATATATAAATAAAAAGGCCCCGATATATAGTCGGGGCTTTTTGCTGTAAAGCTATCTTAAAACTTTGTCGGGTTAGTAGGATTGTTTAAAATCCCAAACAGTGTCAAAATTTCTATGACAGCAGTTGCAATTACCTTAACCTCATTGGCAATGTCGGGCAAGCATAAGCCGATAATCAATAAGATTTGCGCCAACACTGACATCCACACCACTTTGCTTTTAAGCCTGTTCTGCATAACTAATCAGCTCCTTTAAATTTTTTAATAGATTTTTATATTCCAATTCCCAGTCCGTCAAAGGAATTTTAATATCATAATATTTGCATAAAGCTTTATATATGGCTTTTGCCTCAGCTTCGCAATCTGCAGGTTCATCAATTTTTTTGTAGTCTTCCGGATTGTCAATAAAAGCAAATTCAGTTATTATGGCTGGCATTTTTGTGTACCTCACAACCCCATACCAATCTTCACCTGTGCTGTTTTCTTTAGAAAATATTCTTCTTATGTTTTGCCCGATAGCTTTAAATTCCTCTGCTATCATTTCAGCAATTTCATCACCCTGGCTTTTGTCTGTCCATATGGTATGAATTAATTCCGCCCCTTTTGCCTGACTTAAAGATGCATTATGATGAATTGATATAAATACATCTGCGCCCCATTCATTAGCCATGTCCGCACGTTCTCTTAAAGACAAGTATTTATCAGTTTCCCGTGAAGCCTTTACTTCAAAAAACTGGCGCAAAAAAGGAATTAAATATTTGCCAACCTTTAAATTTATCCATTTTTCTTCTGTTCCATCAACTGCTAAAGCTCCCGGTTCCTTGCCGCCATGTCCAATATCTATAAATATTTTTTTCATTTCAATCCTCCTCTTATCTCGTCAAGCCTGTGATGCGCTGACTTAGTTGACTGTTCTACAATAACCATTCTTTCAATCAGGTTATTGTGTTTGTCCTGCTTTTTCTCAAGGTACCTCAGCTTGGTGAGCAATGCACCTGCCAGACTCCCCATACTGATACTATAGACTACAATCTGAATCCAAAACTCTGTTGATAGCTGCATAATTTTACTCCTTTCATTTTAATATTATTTGCATACCGGCTGTTATATCAACACTTGACAAAGAACTTGCTGCCGAAAGTTTTATGTCTGTTCTTTCCCCAATTGGGGTAGGTGCAGGCGTGTGAAATATCCTTAAATCCTCATAAGACGGCATATCTATGTCGCAAACAAAAACTTCACCAAACCGTCTAGTATTGACACAAACTGTGCAGTCTTTTCCCGCTGCAGTACTAACATAGAAAAACTGTGAATAACCCGTCCTTCCTGCAGGTATAGTATAAATACCCATGTAGGTTCTGTTTCTCCCGGCATTCATTTGTGCATATATTGTACCGCCATATGTGGCAGTTATTACACCAGCGTTTTTGCAGCCAGTTCCCGCTGTCCTTACTCGCATATTGAAAATTCTTAATACATTGGGTATTTCAACTGCATTAGTGCCGTCCATGTTAATGGTCGTTGCGAATTCTGCATAGCTTCCGTTTAGACCGAACACAGTCAGAGTCCTAGCTCCCGTTCCTTCAATTGTATCATTTTCATCATCAGATTGAATGCTTATGGTTGCAGCACTCGATAAATACGTATAATTTTCGGCTCTTTCCCATATTGTTATTTCTGTTGTTCCGACTGTACCTTTAGCGACTAAATTCCTTACGTTACGATTTATGGCACTTCTATAATTTTTATCCTCCAACTCACTTATTATCCTGTCGACAAAAACAGTGCTCATTTAATCACCGCCTATACAAAATTAATCAATCCATTTATCCTTATATGTCTTTTCAGCCTTTCTTACTAGTTCATTTCTTTCGGCTTTCAACTTATTGATTTTATCCCTTTTGGCATCCTTTGAATAAATTTTACTTTCTTGAATTTGCCGTATTCTCTTTGACAACTCTCCCACTTTGTTTGTTATATTGTTCAAGTAATTATACTGGGCTGTCTCTAGAAATCTGCTTTTTGTTAGCTTCGCTTCATTTTTTAACCTTCTTAGTCTATCCATTTCACTATAAACAAAGTCCATTGACCTACCAGTCGCAGTCTCGTTAACGGTAAATGCACGTAAAAGAGGGTACTGCGATACATTAAGAGAAGGTTTATCCATATCCCCAAGAATAATATCTATCGCATTTAGCCCATATCTACCCAAGCCTCCTGTCAAACCAAGTATTGTGTTTTCCATTATTCTCGGTGATGAGAACGGCGTTTCTTCTCCAAAAGTTTTTTCTACCAATCCGGCTGCTGCTTTTGCTGCTTCTGATGTGTATACATCTGCCTGAAAACGCCTAGGGTAATATTGCTCTCTTTGAGGGATTATTTGTGTTTCTCTAAAGAAGGAATAATTTGTAAGACCTTCAATAATAGGCAATATCCCTGTAAACATAGTAGGTATTGACTGCTCCTTAACTGTAGCCTTTATAAAACCGTCAAATGCGTCCTTATCCTCCTTCAAAGCAAATCTTAAAAATCTTTCCATTACGTTTGAAACAAAAGCCACATCAAAAGGTTTAGGTATTCTTGCCACAATATCAGTATCAGGCACAGGTATTAACCAAAATGTATCTCTTAACCAATCTGGCGCATCATCAATTGTGGCCTTTTGATTTTCGTTAGCCAAATAATGATATGCTGCATATGCGCCCAGCGAAGAAGCCGTCATCGTGCTAAACAGTTTAGCTGAAACCTTTATAGGATCTTCTTTTATGGCACGTATCAATTTGCTTTTGCCTTGAATATTTGCATTGAGGAAAGCCACAACTTTGTTAAGTTCTTTAACTGAACTTCCTGCTCTCGCAAAGTCCATCAAGTCTCTTGCTCTGTATGCAGCTTCTTCAACTGTTGCTCCCTTTCTTAAAGCTGCTCCGAATTCCCCAATTTTTGTAGCTGATTCTGTAGCATCTGCTATGTTTCTCATTACCGCAAGCCATGACTTAGGGTTTAAAACATTTATAAACTTTTTTGAAGGTGGCTGCTTTACTATCTTTTCAAGGGTCTCTCTATGCAAGGTCCTATCCATTGATATAATGTTTCCGTACCCAGCATTAGCCCTTAAAAACTTATCGTATAACTCTCCTTTTTTTATATAACTGGCAAGTCCGGCCACAAAATCTAAAGGCGTAAACCCTGAACTGCTGACGATAAAAGCATTAAGCACATCACGTATAGGGTTTCTTATAGCGAATTCGGCTGTCAATGTAGCTCCTGCTCTCAAGAGGCTTGCAGGTTTAGATAAAGCTTTTATCCATAATGGCGACATTTCAGAATTTAAGCTAAGCATAGCTTTATATACGCCGGGCTCAACTTCATATTGCACTTTTTCGCCAAACTCATATATATTTACTACATTTTTACGGCCGACTGCTTCTCCCGGTTCAAGCCTGCGTACAAATTGATGTTCAACGTCTGCCTTTGCAATTTCACCCAGTTCAAGCCCTACTCTGCTTCTGCCGGCAACATTTTCAATCTGAAAAGTATTTCTTACCATAGACTCGATAGGATCAACGATTTCACGTTCGCTTCCTTTAAGTTTTTTAATCGGTTTTCCTATATTTGCGAATGACTGTCTTAATCCCTTGCCTAATTCCACCTTAGCATCATCAAAACTCCTGCTAAGAGGCATGTAATTGGGCCATTTCCTCATCATTGCTGTGGCTTCTGTAGGGTTTATCACTTGTGTTTCAACCAGTTTTGCCAATAGGTTGTTATTGTAGTTTACTAATTGTTTCCTTGCTTCTTCCATTTCAGGCGAACCAAAACTCTTTATAACATCATCTATTTCTGCATCAGTAAACCCACTTTGAAGTCCTGCTGCGTTTACGTCTTTTGCATGTACGGCTTCTGCATATGCTCCCAATTGCCTGTAATTATATCCTGCATCCTCAACACTTTTTATAATCGGACGTAAATCAGCATCAACAATTCTGTTTGCCCTTTCAGGAACACCTTGAAAAAGCCTGGCTTGCTTATATAAACTTTTTTCTGCTGAAGGTATTTTGCCTTTGACTCTTTTTTCAAGTTCTTCTAATTCGGCAAATCTGTCAATAAACTGCTCACGTGCTTTAGTCCACTTTTCCCTAAAGCTTGCTTTAGGCTTTTTCGGGTCATAGTTAATCTTTTTCATAAAAGATTCAGTGTTTTTATTTGTTTGTTCTGCTGCGTTAATTACAGTTTTATTAATTTGTTCTATACCCGTCAATTGGCTTGGTATAGTCTTTTCTATTAGTTCCAATTCATTGATTCTATTTTTTAATTTACTAATATTTTGACTTATGTTTGCAAATTCAGGGGTAAGGGACTTTCCGCTATTAAACAAATCCATTTGTTTTTTTTCTAATGTATCAAGATGTTTTTTTGCAAAAGGTAATGCATCTGCACTTTTTTTATAATCCTGTAACATTTCCAAATAATCATTAGCTATTTTAATACTATCATCAAAATTAAGTCCATATTCATATTTTCGATATGTCAAATCATCAATTACATTTTCTTGTTGTTTTATAGCATTATTTATTCTTTGCGTTAATGATTGTGGTTTTGAAACTTCATTTAATTGTGTCATATTCTTTATTGCATTAGGACTTCTCATATTTTCAGATAATGCCTTTAATCCTTTTCCTAATCCATAAAATGCCGCATTAGCAGCAGTATCAAAAAGTAAGTTCTTTGCCGCTTCTTTTGGGATATCTTTTGCAGGTAATCCTTCTGACAATGCATCTGCTATACCTAAAGGCCCGCCAATAGCAATGTCTTTTGCACCTTCAACAGCCAATTCTTTTAAAAAACCGCTTCCTATCTTCCCTGTAATAGGAGAGACAGCTTTTTCTATTGCTGGACCTGCCAAATTATATAAGGTCGCATATTTACTTACGGTACCAGCAATATTGCCAGCGGTATAAGCTCCCGGGCGTGACTCCCTTGCTATGTCAAATAATTCTCTTCCTCTTTCTCCTGGGAGTAAAAACTTTGAAACACCACCGGTCAAACCGTAACCGAAAGCTCCTGTTGGCGTTCTGGCGAATTCTTTCATTTCCTCTTGCTTTTGCTCTATAGGCTTTTCGGCCTCCCTTTGAAAATATGAAAATATAGTTTTAGGGAATTCAAAAGGTGTTATTAATTTTTGCAATGTGCTTCTGTCTCTTGTTGGCTCAATCGTTATCTCTTGTTCAGGAGATGGCTCTTGCTCTTCTTGCAATCTTCTTCTTTCCAATGGTGTTAAATATTCGATTGTGGTTTTTTCTTCTTTGACCTCTATTTTTTTACTACGCCTGCGCTCTAAAGGCGTTAAATATTCAGCCATACATTATTCCTCCTTTTCTTCTTTTTTCTTTTCTTCTTTTTCAAGCGGAGGATTATTACGTTTGCGCTCATAAGCATTTACAAGTCTGTTGTATTCAACTGAACCTATCTCTGTTATATAGTCATTAATATGCTGTATAAGTTCATCAAGCGCTTCTTCTGCACTTAATTCATCTAAATCTTTTGTAATGGCACTCAGTTTTTGTTCTGGAGTAATTTCTTGCTCCTGTGGCATTCTCCGTTGCAATTCATTAATCAATTCATTGTATAGCGTTTCATTGCCATTGAGGTAATTCAAAGCATTTAGTCTACCTTGTGGACTTAATGCGTATCTTAATGTTTCTTCTGGACTTCTTTGAACTGCACTAAATTGAGGATTCAAGTACGCATCAAGTAATTGATTGTATCTGTTGACATCTTCTTGAGTATAGCCGGCAATACCTTCTCCTGCAGCTCCCGAAATCTCCTGCTTTTCCCTGAACAAATCAAGCTCATTTTGAAAACGCTCCCTCTCAAGAGCGATTCTATCCTGCAAATCTCTTTCTGCAGCTCTGTTTTCTGCTTCTATCTGTTCCATGAATTCTCTTGCTCTTCTCGATGGTGTTCCTGCAGGTACGCCAAGTATCTGAGAAGCTTCATTGTCCACATATCCTAATTCATTTACTCTGTCCCATGCTCTATCAATGTTTTGCTGTGATATTTCAATTTCATTAAGCGCCTGCTGATATTGGAATTCTTTTTGCTTCCAATCCCTAGCCCATTGGTCTGCTATTCTGTTATATGATTGTTGGTCTAGACCCTGCAAAAACTTGCCATAGTCCATTAGTCTGTCAGTTTCACTCATATATTCATTGAAAGCAATCTGCCTATACTGAGGTATAAGTATAGCAGCTTCCTGAGCTGCCCTATCTGCCGTTATAGTACTGCTCAATATTCCTCTTGAAGCCATTTCTTCACTAACT